GGATTTCTCACGCTCCGGCGTTTATAAACCATACTGGGGTAAATCCACTTTATTGAAAATATATATTTGAAAAATAGAATACATTTGTGGTTTAAAAATAATCCTTGACACGCTATTGTCTAAATGTAATAATACGCTAAAACAAAGCAGAGATAGGCTTTGAATCAATTTTAAGGTGAAATAACAAAAAGGAGAATCAAAATGGAAAGACAAATAATTCTTAGGAAAAACGGAGACATAGCAGTTTGGGATGAAATCATCAAAGATTTCACATTTGAAGGCTCGATAGAGAAATATATCGAAACGCAACCAGGAGAAGCCCACGAAAGCCCCAAAAGCGATATCAAAGAAACATACGCCAGCCTACTCCTTGGAGAGAATCCTTACGGTGAACGCCAAACAACATATAAAGTGGCACGTAAAATTAGCAACAAGATACATAGGCCTAAATTAGAGATAGGGATAGGATTTTAATATGACTGACATTAGAAAATTTGCTGAACATAAAATGGACGCTATTAGATTGGAGCATAAAGCCGAAACAATTTACCATAGGGACACAATGTATGAATTAAAACAAAATGGAGTTGATCCGTCATCTAATACTTATTTATATCATTTAACAATGTACGACTACCATAGATTGAGTTTGGAAACTATTAGTGAGTTGATGGATGACTACATTAGGTGGGGGAAAGAATAGTCCTTGACATCTAATACCTATAATAGGATAATGGGTAAAAATTAATTATTGAAGGAGAAACAAAATGTGTGATTTTTTTAGTTGTGTGAGTAATGGGAAAGGGAATATTTGGTATTTTGATTGGGATATTAGGAAAAGGATAATTGATGGAGAATTATCTTATGAGCATGATTCCCATGCAAGTATCTGTGATTATTATAAATTAAGGGAAGATAAATGCAATAAATACGAATATAATCCTATCACAGAAAGGTTTGCAGTTGATATGCTTAACAATAAAGATGATTCAATCAGAGTCGAAAGGAAGGTTAAAAAGCTGGATTTTTCTAAGATCGTACCTCAGTTAATCATTAAAGAAATCCATAATCCCTTCAATAAAACACGATATAAAGTTTCTAAAAAAGATATTAAAAACCTAAAGCAATGGGCTAGTGTTAGGTATAGTGTTGGGTATAGTGTTTGGAATAGTGTTTGGAATAATATTTGGAATAGTGTTAAGAAGAGTATTGGGTATAGTGTTGGGGAGAGTATTAGGTATAGTGTTGGGTATAGTGTTTGGTATAGTGTTGGGGATAGTGTTGGGGATAGTGTTAGGGATAGTGTTAGGGATAGTGTTAGGGATAGTGTTAGGGATAGTGTTGGGGCTTATGTGTCATCATTTTTTCAATTAAACAAATGGCAAAGCATTGATCATGAAGAGGGAGAAAATCCCTTCCAGTGTTGTATAAATCTTTGGGAACGCGATTTAGTTCCCAGCTTCGATGGTGAAAAATGGAGATTACATTCTGGAACTAATGCTAAAATAGTCTATGAGATGGAAGAATGATATAGGCCTAAATTAGAGATAGGGATAGGATTTTAATATGGAACCAATTAAAAAAAACATTATGCATCAAATAGACGAATTACCTAAAGAAGAGTTGAATAAATTCGTATATTTTTTAGAATCATGCGAAGACTTAAACTTGGCATTATCAGAAGTGATAGAGGTATTAGAATTGGTTAGGTCTTCTCATGTATTATCTAAGTCGTTAGAGAGAGAAATGCTATAATAATCCTTGACACTATCTCCCACTAATGGGATAATGTTTTATATTATATTGGAGGAGAAAATGAAATTAGAAGACCTAACGACACAAGATTTGCTGAGAGAATTAGAAAGACGCAATGAGATGATTAAAATGCCCAAAGTATTGCCTTTTTCAGAACCAAGAATGTATAAATTAGTAGATGTATGTGAGTATTATGCAGAAAAATTGACCCAAGAATACACGTCTGACTTTCTAAGGGGTTGCGAAGGTGATATATTAGAAACGACACTTATGCTTATATATGGAGAGGATATACTAGATTGGTTTAGGGCAAGATGGTAGATTAATTATTGGAGGAATAATATGGATAAAATAATAACCATAACACCAAGAGATAAAAGTTTCCATCGTTGGTTAAGTTCGTGGATGCAAATATTAGATGGTATAATAGGTGTTTTAAGCTTAGGCATTATATATAGTTCTTTTCATTTGGAAACAGTAAAATATTTATTAAAAAGAAGATATTCAAAAGGTAATAAAACTTTTGGATGAGATAGGAATAGTAATATGGGTTATAATAGTGCTCTTGGGCACACATTCTCTTTATATAATGCCTTATATTGTTGATCTAACAGTAAAGTCCCTGTATTGTCTTATTGTTGGATTGATAATGCTTGGGTATATAATGTTAGTGCCTTATTTCTATATTAGTCCTTGACATCATTATCTCCTTATGGGAGAATGTTTTTATTATATTGGAGGAGGTAATTTTATGCGAGAAGAGAGCGGCATCAAACTAGGGGATTACGTGTTTGTTAGTAGATGGTCAGACGGAGATCTTAATGATCCTTGGTATATTGGATTTCTAAAAGAAATGGGCGAAGACAAAATAGGAAACTTTTACAGAGTTGAAGACGGTCTAAACCATCACCCTTATTATAGGCATTGCAGAAAAATAACCCCAGAACAGGCTCATATAATATTTAGGCTTTATGATTGTGGTTGTAGTGATTTAGTAGATAATATAATAGGATTGGAGGAATAGCACTATGATCAAAAAAGAAATAAAATTCACATGTAGAGCCTTTAAGAATCAAGGATATTGGTACACAAATTGGGTTTTTAAGGAAGATTGTTGCGATATTTCTTTAACTCTTGAGGAAGCTCTGTTAAAGTATCCTATAGATGAGTGGGAATGGGTATATAGTGAACAGTTGGTGGAGGAATAATATGTGTACACTAGGAAATGCTGCATGGCCAGAATTCTACACGGAATCAATGCCAATAGCCAGAAAGGAGCATAAATGCGGCGAATGTAACTCCCAGATAGATAAAGGGGAGCAATATTGGCGTATAGACGGTAAATGGGATGGAGATATATGTAGTTATAAGATGTGTTTAACTTGTAACACTATATTCAATGAGGCTCAAAGAGTGTTATCTGATAGAATACCGTTTGAGTGTCTTTATGAAGTAGTGGGTAATGATTTTGATTATATTATATCGGAGGAATAAATGAAAGTAACGGATAAAAACGAAAGATATAGATTATTAATGGGTTTTGTTTATGATATAGCTAGATATAAACCCAATGGCGATGGTTTACCATATTTATCTATACAAGAAATAAATAATATAGCATATTATGATATTAAGAATGGAGCTTTATCTCTATTGGAATCATTTGGTAAGACTAAAATATTGGAGGAATGATATGAGTATACATGAAGCCATAAAAAGGCTACATGACGAATTAAAATTAAATAGTGTAGATAATTGTGTATCGTTCAGTATATTTTTTAACTGTGAAGGTTATTCTTTTGGGGAGACTATAAGAACAGGAGAAGAATTAAAAAAATCTGGGATATCTATGAGGAATTTGAGGGGACACTTTATAGAGTGTGAAGAAGAAGATTACGACAATCACCCAGAATATAGACATGGAGAATATAGAAGGGGAGATATTGTATATATTGACAGCGATGTGGTCAGAGAAGATAAAATGTGTTGGGGGATGAATATATTAGAGTATAAAGAAATTTTTCCCGGTAATGAGGGTGTTCTAGATTTCTTTGACCATGACAAGTTGGCTTGGCACATAAGAGGGAAGAATGATGGAGGATATATACCACCATTTTATATACGCTTAAAGAAAAGATTTAAATGAGCACAATATTAAAACCGGACTCCTTGGACCGTGAAACAATTTATTATTGTAGGAGTATGAGATAGTTCTTGACAGTGTATAGGGTATAATGGGAGAATGTTTTTATTATATTGGAGGAGAGAATATAATATGGTAATTGACATAACATCAACAGGAGATATGGGAGGAGAAAAATGGAACAATACGAAGGTAAGGTAGTAAAAATTATTAAAGATGGTAAAGTTATGTTTAGTGGACTTGTAGTAGGGTGTGACTATGATATCGGTGTCACAATAGTTAATACTGAAGATAAAGACGATTATTTATATTGTCTTGTCGGTCCATCTGCGAATCCTGAGATTTACAGAAGTAATGTTGATCGTGCGTATTATAATGAAACATTCGAAAACCTTATAGCGATGTTTAAAAAAGGTTTTATTGATGTAAATATAGATCATGAAATAGATATGAAATATGGTACTAAAGAGCCTGGTATCGCAAGTCCGGAAGGTTGCGCATTTAATAAATAAAAGGAGAAATCATTATGGAAGAGTTAGAGGGAAAGGTAATTAGGTATATAGATCTAGAACAGAATATAAATACTGACGGGTATGTAGTTGGTTGTGATTTCGACATAGGTGTTACTATAGTTGAAAATAAAAATAGAGACGATTATTTATATTGCCTAAGAGGTCCGTCTGCGATGCCAGAATATTATAAAGACAATGATTTAGATTATAAACATTATAATGAGGAATTCGAGAATATTATAGCTATGTTTAAGGAGGGATTTCTCGATATGGGCATAATAGAGGAGATATGTAGAAAATATAATCAGGAGACTGGATCAGATGTAGGGTCTCACACATGTGCGTTTAATAAATAAAAGGAGATAGATATGGTAGATTATTCAGTATTAGAGGGTGGAGAAGTTAAATTTGTAGATATTAACAATAAATACAAAGCGCACAATAAAATTGGCATAGTTGTAGGTTGTGACAGAGACATTGGAATCACTATTATTAATAAGCACAATAATAAAGATTATCTCCTATGTCATCCTGGCCCTTCCAGTAGTTTAATGGCTAAACAGCAACACTTAGTAGAATCGAGTATAGCTGTCTTTAATTACATAATAACACTTATTAGGGATGGTGTTATTGATGTGGATGTTCTAGTAGAGCATCTAGAAAATAATGTTAATGATTGGGGTATAAGTGCTGGCGCAACTCAAGAAACATGTTCATTTTATTGAAGGAGATAAAACATGACTAAAAACATATACGATCTAAAATTACACGAATCCACAGGTATAAGTTTTAATTTTTCTGCTACTAGAGTGCCTAGAGGGTGGTTATACACAAGATTTGGTATAGAAGGGACTAAAACCGTAATAAGAAGTGAAAAATATGTGCCTTATGACGCAGAATTTAAGGATATGGAGGAGAATGATGATTAAAAATATAATATTAATATTTATTTTATTAGGTGTATTTTGTGGGTGTGGTAATCAATCTGATGCTATTGTCCATTTTAAAACAACATATCCTGATTGCGATATTTACGCTATAGATTACGATGAGTTTATATTATTAGATAAAAATTTAAACGGCAAATATATTAATGTTAATTATTTTTGGGATATAAGTGTATATGACGAAAATATTAATTTAGTAAAGATTGATGTTGACTCGGAGGGTTTGATCGGTGACTAAAAACTTATATAGCCCAGGACAGAAGACAATGAACAAGGATTTTCTAGACACTTACGATAAAATGCGCTGGAATTGTCGTAAATGCTCCAGAAAAGAGTGTATCTGTGATGCTGAAGTCTATACTAGCTGGTCTAGACTACTAAAAGTCAATGGGAAACGAAAATACATCTATAATCACGTAAGTGAAGGGTATTTTGAGGGAGAAAGTGAGCCTGAACCGGTAGATGAGACTCAAAAGAAGAGTTGGAAGGGCGCAAAATGGCAAAAAAAGAAGGTTTATAAGAAAGATGGGAGGATTATAGAATAAAATGAGTAAATTAATAGCAGTATTTTCAATAATGGTGGTATCTTTTATCTTGGGTGTAGTTGTTCTTATTCATGGATGGGGATTAGATCCTAAATCCTGGTGGTGGATTATAGGTGGTGGTTTTCTTGGTAGAATATTTACAGAGATTTTACTATTAATAATAAAGGATGAAAAATAGTGAGTAAGGGATACGCTTGCATAGGGCTTAACCATCCTAAATATAATTCCAACATAGGATCTGCATTACGTGCTGTGGGGGTCTACAAGGCCGCTATGCTGGCCATAAGTGGCGGAAGGTATAAGAAGGTATCAACTGACACTATGAAACAGTATAGGCACTGTCCTCTCCTCCAGGTAGATGATCTAAGAAGTGTTATACCTTACGATTGTGTACCGGTAGCTGTAGATATTATAGAAGGAGCTGTTCCGTTATATGATTATGTGCATCCTGAAAGAGCTTTTTATATATTTGGGCCAGAGGATTCCACTTTAGGAGAAAAGACTTTATCATTTTGCAGGGATGTGATATATATACCTACAGAGAGATGCATGAATCTCGCTGCTACGGTTAATGTAGTATTGTATGATAGAGCATTTAAGGGAAGGTGATATGAGAGAGTGGATAAAAATGTCAAAGGAATCTTGGTCTAGTTATCCAATAGGAACTATGGCAAAACAAGATACTGGGGACGAAATTTGGACTAAAATAAATATAGAATGGCAAGCTAAGAGCACTGGCGCAATGTATAGATGTCCTCCATATTGCAAGTTAGTGTTGTTGCCTAGAAAGGAGGAATAATATGGGAGGTTATAAATGTCCAGCTTGTGGTTATTACGATTATGACGGGTCTTATTGTTGGGCTTGTGGATTTAAAGGGAAGATGCGTAATTATATCAAAAGGTTAGCTAACACAGCGAAATTGTATAGGGGGGTGTGTGATGAGTAAACTATCAGGCGTAATTGTATTTTTTGCTTTAATATCAACAGCTTGCGCTGCTTTTATAGGATATGCGGAAGGTAGAAAAGACACAAATATGCAATATCAAATTATATTAGGTGATATAACTGCGTCCTCACTGACTTTATTAAATGTCGCTCAACAACAAAAAAATATAACCGATAATCTAGAATGCATGTTTGAAAAATTTATCGGATATGAGACTGGTCCTGGAGAGAAAAAGAAAGAGTTACCGGAAAAATATAAATCTGCAAAGAAGATGGGGGAGAAGGTGTGAATAGAAAGATAAGGATTTTAATATGGTTTGGCCATTGGGTGTCGTCTTGGATTGACATAATATGTGCCTCATTCTCAGCAATTACATTTTGTTATTATAGACCATGGTGGGATTTTGCGTTTAGAATATATTGGGATAAAAAGATTTTAAGGATGAAAATAGAATACGATAACAACAAGAAAAACATGGGAGAAAAACATGAATAATCCACAAGAAGAGTCCATAAAAAAAGAAGAAATGATGGAGGCTCTGCCACACCTAATTAAAAATGAAACCTTCTATGGCTTTCTGCATGATTTTGTGGTATTATTATCTAGATCACTAATAGCAGGGAATCAAGATGCTTTATTAGATCTAATGAGTGAAGTTACTCACAATATGGAAGAAATTAATAACCAAGATAAAACGAAACATTAATATGAAACAAGATAATAAATATCCACCCATATGTGGAACATGTAAAAACTATATGTCCAAGATAATGTGCCCTGTAGAATCTAAGGGTTATAATCCTAGTCATAATAGTGATCCATGTGATAAATATAGTCTAGATGATTTATTTATAAATGCGTACAAATGGAGAAAACCTAAACAATGCAACTGGCTGGAGGAAGTGGATGACAGAGAAAGACCCTAACGGTATAGATTCCCATACACCTGGAGCTAAACTAGATAATGGCAAGGTTATGGCCTCGCTATTAGAGGGCTTTGGATTAGCTTTGCTGGCTGTGGCTGAAGTTGGTACATTTGGTGCTAAAAAATATAGTAGGAATGGGTGGGAGGAAGTTAAAGATGGTAAGAGACGGTATAGGGATGCGAAATGGAGACACCTACTAAAGGGACATTTGTGTGACTATGACAAAGATTCGAAACTACTACATAAGGCTCATGAAGCTTGGAATATTTTAGCTGAACTGGAATTTACACTTAGGGAGGGTAAAAGTGTCAAAAAAGAAGAAAGAGAGTAAGATAATATGTTCTGGATGTAAGTGGTGTGGAGATAAGAAGAGTTTATTAGAATACAAGGATTCTTATTTAGATATTGTGTATTTTCATTGCCCAGGATGTGGGATTCAGGTGGAGTTTTTTGATTGATAAAAAATTAAAATAGAAGAGGATATAAAACCTTTATTTTCTAGAGGATAAAAATATGGCAAATCCACAAAAAGAGAATGGTTTCACTAATATAGCCAATGAGATAATGGAAGCATTGTGCAAAATCAACTTATCATCCTATCAAACTAGAATCATGCTATGTATATTAAGGAAAACCTATGGTTGGAATAAGAAAAGCGATTGGATAAGTAATAGTCAGTTAAATGAAATAACCGGAATACAGAAACAACACGTTTCTAGAGCATTAAACGAATTAAAAAAACGTAATATAATAATAAGGGATGGTCACTATACATCATTTCAAAAAGATTACGAATTATGGACGGAGTTACCTAAACAGGTTATAACCGATTCAGGTTCTAGAGTAACCAATTCAGGTTTTGGAGTAACCAGTACAGGGGAACACAAAAGAAACTATACAAAAGAAACTATACAAAAGAATATTTATAGTGATATTTTTGATTTTTGGAATGAGTTAGGAATAGTTGTGCATAAAGATATATTCTTAACAGAATATGCATCTTCTATCAAGAAGGCGGTAAAATTATATGAATTAGAAGATATTTATTCAGCACTATGCAATTACTGTGAAATATTAAAATCTGATAAATATTATTTCTCCTACAAGTGGAACCTTAAGGATTTCCTGAAAAGAGGACTGGAGAAGTTTTTGGAGGAGGTAGATCCTAAAAATAATTTTTTAAAGCAAGAGCTTAAAGCAGAATCAAATAACGATGGTACCGGTACATGCCCAGGATGCGGTGGTACCAACATAACACTTATACCAGGAAAAGGAGTATGTAAATTTTGTCTAGACTCTTAATTATATTACTTTTTTTATTATTCTCTACTACATCCAATGCAGCTCTCCTGGAGGATCTAGGATCTATCGGCTTAGCTTACGGCACACACATTCTAACCCACGAATTAGGCCACTATGCCTACGCAGAATATTACGATATGAATCCAGATATTAAATTTTTCCATAAAGAAAACAATAACTTACATGTAGGGTATGTATCGGTTGATAATATCCCAAAAGAAAGACAATTCGGTTTTGGTGCATCTGGCGACATGGCCAGTAGTGTGTTGTTTGAAATAGCACTAGATTCATATCACATTAAACCGACAACTTATAATAAATCACTGATATATATAACTAATTACTATTTTTTATTGTACACGATATATTCATTCAGTTTCGATGATAATAACCTAAGCCATGATCCTGTCAGGATGGAAAAGTACTCAGATATTAGTAAGTTGGAGTTATTGTCACTCGTTTTACTAAAGACTTGGATAAACCAAAATAGGATCTCAGTCAAGTCCAACCTAAGTTCTTACGTTTCCACTGGGTTTAATCGAGATGGGTTAATGTGGGGTGTTAGATATGCCCTTTAAGTTTAATTTAAGGCTATCAGGAGCCACGAGGCTGCCACAAAAAATAAAAAGGGTACCAGAGTATAGGTTTTTAAAAACAACGTCAAGAAGGGGGTGTATATGGATTATTTTGAAAAGTTCCCAGAAGGGGATATTTGTCCGATTTGCGGCACTAACGAAAATGGGGAATGTTTCCTTTTGCCGATAGATGGAAGTGAAGATGGTGAAAATATGTTAGCTACGCTAGTACATAAAACCTGTGTAGGTGATTATATGATCCAGTTTTTAAGGTTATGTCCTGGAGATGGTTATAATTTAATATACATGATTGCTAATACGAGGTATAAATATAATGGATGAAAAGATTATTTTAGAGGGAGTAGTAGGATCTAAGGCCTACGGGATTGACACTCCAGAAAGCGATACTGACATGATGGGGATATTTCTTCATCCTACTGTTAAAACTCTATCTTTACACAAAGGTGAAAAGACAATATTTAAGACAAACCCTAATTTAAACTCTCACGATATTAAATATCACGAGGTAGAGAAATATTTCACATTGGCACTTAAATGTAATCCAACAATATTAGAACTTATGTATTTAAATGAATACACTGCATTGACAAGAGAAGGTCAAATGCTTATTGATATTAGGGACTCTTTTTTACACACTAGTATATATCTTTCATATGGGAAATATGCACTAAATGAGGCTAAAGAGTTATATAATAAACATGAAATAGGCGAGACACACACTAGACACAAACAACACGCTAGGCATTGTTTTAGATTATTACAACAAGGTAGGGAATTGTTAGAGAATAGTGTATTAAATGTCAAAGTAGAAGACCTAGAAATATTGTTTAATATTAGCGACATGGAAATCAATGATATGATGAGATTATTCTCAACTACATATGAGGAGTTTAAGGAGATTAAAACCTCGTTACCAGATGAGCCAGATTACAAAAGAATAAACGATGTGCTGATTAAGATAAGGAGGATGAATCTGTGAAGGAATACGAGGAGATATATAAAGAAGTTAAAAGCATATTATCCCCAGTTTATCTTGTTGGTGGTTCTGTAAGAGATATATTACTGGACAGGGAACCTAAGGATTATGATTTCTGCTGCCCACACACTCCAAACGAAATAGAAAGCCTCATTAGGCAATCTAAAAATGAGCATGGCGACAACAGGAAGGCTTACGATATAGGGAAAAGGTTTGGTACTTTAGGTTGTAAAGTGTTTGGACATGATGTAGAGATTACCACCTTTAGAACCGAGACCTATTCTCACAATAACAGAAAACCGGAAGTTGAGTTTGTACAGGATATAACGGCAGATCTATCTAGACGTGATTTTACTATGAATGCTATAGCGTATAGAGATGGTAGATTTATAGATCCACATCACGGTAGAATAGATATTATGACTGGTAACATTAAAGCTGTTGGTGAACCCAAGAAGAGGATCAAGGAAGACTCCTTAAGGATGCTCAGGTGTGCCAGATTTGGCTCGCAATTAGGGTTTGAGGTTGACCAATACCTTTATGGGTATATTAAAAAGTGCGCCTATAAAATCCTACATATATCCAAAGAACGCTGGATGCAGGAGTTAGATAAGATATTAATGTCGAATAACCCTATTGCTGGATTAGATATCCTAATGGATACTGGATTGTTTAAATTTATACTACCTGAACTGTCCATCCAAGATGGTTATGATCAAAATAACGAACATCACCAATATGACCTATGGACACATACTAAGTTAACAGTAGATGCCACTCCTCTGGATATTAATATGAGGTGGGCTGCTTTATTGCACGATATAGCCAAGCCGTTTGTTGCATTTGAGAAAAAGGGTTATTCTCATTTTTATTATCACGACTATCTTGGTGGGGATATGGTGGAGCGTATAGCTAGGCACTTCAAATGGTCTAATAAACGAAGAGAAGCGGTTAAGACGCTAGTAACCGAACACCTGAGTGTCCATTCTGAATTAAGGGAATATGATAGGATGGCACATTAATAATTCAAGGAGGTAGATAAATATGACGATACATAACGAGGAATGGGAGGAGTGGGCTGTTTTTTTAAAATTCGACTCCGTTGAGGAAATGTTAAGAACTGATTACAGCATATTTGGTGATATGGAAGTATATGCGGATTATTTAGGAATAAGCTCATACACACTTCGGGAAAAAATGAATGAAATAGGAATTCCGAGAGACACTAAGACAAATAAGGCAGCGACTCAAAGAAAAGAAGATAGTAAGCGTAAGATTATAAATGTTATGGATGAGAACGGATTTGTAGAAATGACTAAGCAACACATAATGGGTAGATTTAGAATAACCGACGCAATGTTTCATGTGTATAGAAATGAATTAGGATTCACACACCTTGGAAGAATTGCGATCTCTCCTTGAAGGGAGATATTGGATTTAAAATTAATATGATGGAGATTTTATGACAATAACACAAGAACAGATAGACGAATTTGTAAAGAAACACGATTACATTAAATGCACTAAAAGATTTGGTAACGCTATAATACAAAGAAGTTCGTGTGAGAAAAGGGCTAAATTAAAAATAATAAACGCCAAATCCCCATGGGGGTTCAGTTACACAGAACAACAAGGTGACTCATCACCTTATGATCCAATGTGTTACAATTGCACTTATTGGAAGGAGGCAGAATCAATATGACAGAGATAATAGCAATAGACCCAGGCACTACCGAATCTGGATATGTTACGTGGGATAATAAACATATTATAAACAAGAACAAAGAATCTAATGAGATAATTATAAGATGTCTTAGGAATAAGTTGAAGAATGCCACACTCAAAGATTTTAAAACCGTATTAGTTATAGAGAAAATTAATCCTTATACTATGGGTAAAACCACCAGAGATACACTCTTATGGTCTGGTAGGTTCCAGGAATCATGGGAGGGTCAAGGTGGTAAGGTGGTATATATATCCAGAAATGATGTAAGGATAGCTTTAACCGGTGCTGGTGGCCCCAAGATAAATGATAAAGTCATAAAACAAGCCCTGATAGATAGATTTGCATATGGACAAAAGAATTATGGTAAAGGCACGAAGAAAGCTCCTGGATTTTTTTATGGATTCCGAGCTGATATTTGGCAAGCCTTCGCATTAGCTGTAGCTTATTTTGAGATATATGAAAAATGATCATTAGTGACGGAAGTAATATCTTAGATGAGTTATTAAATACCAATGAATATATTAGTGAAGATATATTCTATCAATGTCATGGCGTGATAAAAATCAACAATATATTACATAAGCTTGGGTTAATAATAGTTAACGATTTATTCGGAATGGTAAATATTGACAATAATCCATATAAGGTAATTCTAGACGCTAAAGATGAGTGGATAACAATTAAGAATTATAACAAACTGTATGTTAATAAATGTAAAAAGAAAAAAAACTGGGATAATATATTAGATTATTATATTTTAATAATTATAGATAAAGTTGTTAGTATATTCCCAATGAGGGCTTCTATTTCCGTTTTAAAATTTATGATTTTTATATTAGAAGAAGTTAATTATAATTTTAATACAGAGGGTTTAAGAAATAAATATAATAAAATTGCAATAGAAATGATAAATAAAAATTGACATTGTTCTAAAAATATGTTATATGCCGATAAAAGGTAGGTGATTTCATGTTATGTAACGAATGTAATAAAAGAGATAAATGCACTGAATTGTGTAAGAAAGCCGAAAAGTATGCTGATCAAGATTATATTCCACCCATGGAAAGCGTCGTAAAATACAATGACAGTAATGACTACGATGCCGTTTTTTCCGACATAGACGACCCTAAAAATATAACTAATAAGGAAGAAATTATTATTTTTGAATATTTTTTAAAGGGTGGCAAATTTAGAAAAACTCAACAGCAAATAGCTGATATACTTGGACTTTCTCAACCCTACATTAATAAGATAATAAAAAAATATAGAGAAACATTAAGAAAAAACCTACAAAATTAGGTTATATTCCCCCTAATGTAAAGAGCGAAATTACATAGGGGGGGGTACGTATGACAAAGAGGAAAAGGAAGTGTTTGTATAACGGGAGTATGGATTGTAACGTAAGACCATGCCCATTAAAGAACGAGAAATTTTATCACAATGTAGGGTTATGGTTATCTTGTGAGCCTTACAAATATTCTATTAGCGAAGATGGGTTTATAGAATTAGCAGACATGTATTTATGTTTATACGATGTAGAAGATACGCTTAGGGAATTCTACAGAACAGAGAAGATGTACACACAAACATGTGTCAAATTACAAACATGTTTTAAGAGATACGTAAAGAGGTTTTTAAAATCAGGTGACTATTCAAAGCAGGATAAGTTGGAATAAATATTTTATGGAGATGGCTTATCTAGTCTCCAAGAGATCAACATGTATTAGACGGCAGCATGGATCTATCATCGTTAAAGATAATAGAATCTTGACGACAGGATATAATGGGTCTGCGTCTGGATATAAACATTGCACTGAAACTGGATGCATCAGGGAAAAACTAAACATACCGTCTGGTGAGAGGTATGAGGCCTGTGAGAGTATTCATAGTGAAGTGAATGCGATAATATCTGCTGCATATAGTGGAACCTCGATTAAAGATTCAGTCTTATATTGTACAGGATTCCCTTGTGTTATGTGTGCTAGAGCTATAGTGAACGCCGGAATAACAACAGTCTACTATGGGGGTGTTTCTCCCGCCATATACCCTGAATCTAAAGAAGTTCTAGATGAGTGTAATATACAATATATACATATTGATTTAGAGGAGTAACATATGCCAACCAAACCCCAGAAACCATGCAGATACCCAGGCTGCCCCGAACTAGTAGATAATGGATATTGCGAAGAACACGATAAGATTATCAACGGTAGATATGAGAAACAAAGAGGAACAGCTACGGATAGAGGGTATGGAACTAGATGGCAGAAGCTACGGAATAGATATGTCGAAGCACACCCTCTTTGTGAGGAATGCCTCAGAAATGGCCATGTAACTCCAGTAAAAGACGTTCACCATAAGATTAAACATAATGGAGATGTAGACTTACTATATGATTGGAATAATCTAGAATCATTGTGTAGAGCATGTCATAACGAGAAAACAGCTAAGGGGGAATGATGAGTTATTTTAATAGTGGGCAAGGATTGAGAAGAGAACAAAACGGAATAGAAAATGAATATTTAGGTATAAATAAATGTCCTTTTTGTGGATCTTGCGAGGCTCCTGTTTATATGTCACGAGGAGGTTCTTACGATAATAATGATGAAATAAGGTTTTATGTTTTATGTAATTCTAGGTTTGGAGGGTGCGATGCTCAGATTGGAGCTGGAACCAAAGAAGGCGTTATAAAAAAATGGAATACTAGGAATAACGAGAAAACAGTTAAAGGTGAATAATTTAAAACCATGTCCCAAATGTGGGACAATTAAATCACCAGCTCTTTTCGATTCAACGGAATGTAAAGACAGAAAACACATATCTTATCAGTTCATAGTTATGTGTGATATGAATAACGATGGGTGCGGATTCGCCTCTAAGTGGTATGATTATAGCACACGAGCTGTACGTGAATGGAATGACAGAAACATATTTAGATACGTTTTGAATTATATCAAGTATATGGTGCTAAATGGATAGATGGATTAGAGACTTACATTTCAACCCCCAACCAAAAGTAAAGATATTTAGATCTGAGGATTATCTTGACTTTATAAGGGGTAAGCCATGTTTAATATGTAAAAGATCGCCACAGTCCAATGCCCATCATGAGAAATTTAAAGGTGGTGGAACTAGCATTAAATGCGACGACACTAGATCTGTTCCAATGTGCAATAAACATCACAGAGAAAGACACGACACTGGATTTAGTTTTTGGGATAAACATAATATAGATATCAAAATGAAAATCATAGATTATCAAACGGAGTACATAAGTGAAAACAATTTATAGATGTGATTACTGTGAAAATTTATGTGTTTTGGTCGTAGAGGATGAAGAGGACAATCCAACATCCTGTCCATGTCAATGTTATGTCCCTGGAGTATCATTAATTGACACTAAGTGGGAACCTATGAATATGAAACTATTTCAAAATTACATTGATGATGAATTTCAATAAGGGAGACTAATATGAGTGGATGTTCTAACTGTGAATGTGATAGTAAGACAATGGCAATAAAAGAATTATTGGCGCAAGCTCAAAAAGGACTTGACACCGCCCGTAAAAATAAGGATAATATAGAAGAGATGATAGAAATATACAAGGAGTGTATAAGAATTGCGCAAGGAGCATTAGATAGAGATTAAGGGGGAGAGATGGCACACTTAATTAATGATAAACTTAACAAGCTAGAGGGGAAGGAGCTTGTTGATTGTAATAAAACTTGCAAGTATTGGAAATTCCCGCACTTAGAAACTGCATGCGTGTTAAGCGATGTGTTTTCAGTGAGGAAGGGTGAGCTTTGCTATGAATATCAGGAGGAGATAAAGAATGGGGATAACTGAGTATAATATATTAGAAGTTGAGGATGAGATAGAAAGATTTATGGATAAGCTTAATATATTAAAAAAGAGAATAGAAAGTGACAAATCAGCATTAAAATGGGGTTGCAAGGAAACCGCTTCTCTTAAGAGAGCTAGTATGGATCTGTCTCAGGCATTAATAGAGTTGAGGAAATAAGGCAAAGTGGGAGAATGGTAATCCAGCGGTTTGCTAAACCGTCCAAGGTAAAACTTGTCCCAGTTCGATTCTGGGCTTTGCCGCCATAAAAATAATGATGTGGTCTAGTAGATTATAAAAATATACAAACAGGAGTGTAGTATAAAAATGTCAGATCAATATCGGAATTAATGGAACGGTTAAGCAAAGATTTACATTTAGATTGTATGGATTATAATAAAATGCCTCTATCTGAAACTAAATTGGAATTATTATTTAATATAATTAGTATGATGGTAGATGCACATATTTCCAAAGAATATAAATTATTACCAAGCAAGTCTGAAGCCAAGCCCAGTAGTCATTCTTCGAATAATATAATATGGCAAGCAAGGGTAGCAGGTAAAATGGAATGGGATGAAGCGATGGAATATGCTAAAAATTTAAGAGATGATGGTTATTGTGATTGGAGATTGCCCACTGTAAAAGAATTAGTTGACTTAATTAGTTATGAAAGTTATGAACCGGCTACCAATTTCCCTGGGTTCACTACTTTGAGGCCAGGGTATCTAGATGGCTGTTATTGGACGCTTTATCCGTGTGTAGCTAGTACGTATGAAGCTTGGTGGGTTAATTTAAATTGTGGGAGTGTGGATTCTACCTTTAGAACTAGTAGATTTAATGTGCGTTGTGTGCGTACAAATATTTAAATTTATAAATAATAGGAGATGTTAATTGATGCAATATAAAAAATACTTTGTGCATTATAGAATATTACTTTTAAAATCTGGAACAATAGGGCCGCCGCACCCAGAAAAGGACTACGTGAGTGAGGTCATTAATTTTAAAGAAATATCAAGTAATGAAGATATGGATGATTTAATAGAATTTTTAAGAAATAATTATTACAAGATTAGTAGTAGATATCCTAATATAGATATAATTAATTTATCGAAATTATAAAGGGAATGATGAAATACTTCGTATCGTTTAATTTTTACTCTTCCGATACATGGCGTAGTGATTTTGGCAGTACTATAATTTATTTTGATGGTGGCAGTATATCAAATAATGGGGATTTAAAAAGACTAGAAACTCAAATAGAATGTGAATACCTTAAGGAAGAAGTTGGTTATCGTGATGTTAAAATGTTAACAATATTAAACTACAAAGAGATAAAGTAATGATGAAAACATTAGATATAATGATACCAGAAAACGCAATATTCACATATAGTTATGATGATAATTGTATAAGCGTTTGGCTTCATAGAGATGGTAAACAAGATGGTCCGGTAGTTGGCCCAGTAATGCATATAACATTTGAGGATTATGATGTATCGAAAGGCTTCCATGAAATGATGGAGTTACTTTGTGAGAAAATATACAACAAGGAGGATGAGGATGGATAAATTCGAAGATTTGAAAGGTAGGTCGATAGCTAAAATTGAGGGTGGCGTAGGTGATGATCTAATGCTTTTTATTACTAACACTGGCAAGAAATATTATTTATATCACGAACAAGATTGATGTGAATCATGCGATATAGTTGATATCGTAGGAGATTTAGAAGATTTAATAGATTCTCCCCTATTAATAGCAGAGGAGATTGATAATGAACCGGATGTGAATCCAGAAGGTGTAAATATACCAGAGTATCAAGATTGTTTTACTTGGACATTTTACAAGCTATCAACTATTAAGGGATCTGTCACAATAAGCTGGTATGGAGAGAGTAACGGATATTACAATGAATCAGTCAGCTTTAGAGCCAACTAACCATATAGATTACAAGGAGAGCAGACATGAAAGAAAAGTACAGGAAAATGGCAACAACAGCAATAGTAACAATAGCAAAGATGGTAGGTATTAAATCTGTAGTTACTAGAGTAGGTACAGATGGTATTATATCTGGAGTTACAGTGTCTGATGATATGGCATACTTAGATGTCCTTGGTAGAATTAACCATATGACCGAGACACAACTTATAGAGTTAGCTGGTACAATACCTACAGGGAGAGATTAGGTATGGAGACATTTTTAATGATTTTAGACATAATATCTATATTTGTTATACTTAGAGGTATCCTCCTTGTGATAGAATCATTATTGTTCAAAAATATGAATATGTTTTTATGTGGCACTTTGGTTTCCCTGGTGGGTGTGAATTTATTAATTAATTATTGAGGTTAACATGGTTGTAATAAAAAGATGTTCTTGTAAAAGCGAATTCCAAGACAAGAGATACGGTAAAAAACTCAGAGTCATGAATCTTATGGATGATAATAAGGGATTTAGATGCACAGTGTGTGAGAAGACGATTACTAGATGATATCAAAGCCTCCCCCACATAATTTAGATGCTGAACGGGCAGTCTTAGGCGGCATACTACTTAACAATGATTCAATAGACAGGATCATTAATATTGTATCACCATTAGATTTCTATAGAGAAGGGCATCAAACTATATTTGATAGTATGTTATGTATCTATGAGGAATCAGAAGTAATTGACTTCGTTACACTATCTGAGCATATAACTAAAAAGGGTAAGATAGAAAAATGTGGTGGCAATGAGTATATAACATCTCTTATAGACGGCATGTCTACATCAGCAGGGATAACATATCATGCTGAAATAATCAGAGACCTGTCTGTTAGGCGTAGGCTTATCATATCTTGTTCCAACACGATAGAGTCATGCTTTGATAAGAGTCTAGAAACGAAAGAGTTAATAGAGCTTGCAGAACACGGGATACACGATATAGCCCAAGTCAAGAGCGACGTGGAGCTGTCTCCCATGAACGATGTTATGAAAGAGTCGTTTAAGGAGATAGAGAGGGCCTACAGCACCGAGGGATCTTTAACTGGTTTACCAACTGGCTTTCATGATTTAGATCGAATGACAGCAGGGCTTCAGCCTACCGATCTTATTGTGTTGGCAGGTAGACCTAGTATGGGCAAGACAGCCTTTGCCATTAACGTAGCGTACAATGCCTCGAAAGTTACGGACAAAGCTATAGCTATATTCAGCCTGGAGATGTCAAAGGAATCACTGGGAGTAAGGTTGATTAGCTTGGATTCGGGTGTAGACTCCAATAAACTAAGAACCGGAACATTAAAAGACGATCATTGGTCCAAAATAACAGACAGTGCAAACAAACTATCCGGATTCCCAATGTACATAGATGACAGATCAGGTATTAGCATATTAGACATGAGATCGGCATTAAGAAAGATAGTCAGGCTGGTTGGTGATATAGCCTTAGTGGTTATTGATTACTTAGGTCTTGTTGAAGGAGAGGGGTATAACAGGGAAAACGAAGTGGCCAATATAACTAAGGGAGCAAAAGCCCTTGCTAAGGATTTCGGTGCTCCTGTATTACTACTTTCTCAATTAAATAGAAAGGTAGAGGATAGGCCAGACAAACGTCCTCACATGGCTGATTTGAGAGATTCTGGATCGACGGAGCAGGATAGTGATTTAATATTGTTTATGTATCGTGATGAACAATACAATAAAAATGCAGACAACAAAGGCAAAGCAGAGCTAATAATAGCAAAGCAGAGGAATGGAGCTACAGGCAAGATAGATCTCCTCTTCAAGAAAGAACAGACCAGATTCGATAATTTATACAAGGAGTGATTATGGATTTAAATGATTTAGAGAGATTTAAGAGAGGCGTAGAAATAATGAGAGAAATAGAGAGTGTTAACAGATATAGTCAGGAGACATTAAAAAAGACATATAATTACGATTATTATAGTTTCCAGAGTTTTGATACATATTATTTATCCAATGAAGCTTTTGATAAAATAAAAGAAATAATATTATTAGATTGTGAGAGAATAAAAAAAACAACTAGAAATAGAATTTAATAATCTTTAAATGGGGAACAGTTATGTTTCTAGGCTTTATAAGTGATGGCATGGGAAGATTATAAGAAAACTTAATTAACCCTTGACTTATATAGATCAAAATGTTATAAATAGTTATTCGTGTCGGTGGGGATTATTCATGTACATCCTCCAAATGTCAATTCTACTCCTCACCGGCACATGAATAATAGAAATTTTTTGGGAGAGTTAGACAGGTGGTGTGTCTCGGTGACTGTAAATCACTCGCTTAAATGCATGTAGGTTCGATTCCTTCCTCTCCCATATACACCTCCTAAAGGTAATATATGACAGAAACATTGAAACCATGTCCATTCTGTGGTAGACAACCTAGAATGGGAAGTCTCGGTGGAGATCAACAAAACTGGGCTATCTGGTGTGAGGGATGTAAGATACCATGCTCAGAAACAGGATACAATGGCGAAACAAAAGAAGATATGATTAAAGCTTGGAACGAAAGGATTTAATATGGACCCCAATTTACCAAAAGCACAATCACAAAGTACGGGTTTGATTGTCCCCACCAATATACTATTTATAATAATGAAACTATCAGGAGCAGTAGATTGGTCTTGGTGGCATGTAATGTCCCCCTGTCTCTTAGTATCAGCATTATACATAATAGCCTTTATAATAAACGCAACAACATCTTGGTTTGTAGGCTTCCAATTACCAGTAGTGGGTTATATGTATATTAAGAAGATGTCTCCAGATGATGCAAAGGCATACGTAAATGAAATACTCAAGAAACATAAGGGGGATAAGGATGACACTACTAAAAGCTAGACCGCATATGGTGTTATTTCGTGTTGGTTGCCCCCATTGTAAAACTTATTTTTCTGTGGCCATAGGAGAGTTAAATAAAGAACGTGAATGCCCCCATTGCGAGAATGTATTTTTTATAAATACATTCAAATATGGTAACATGGAAATGGGCTTCAAGGAAGAGATAGATGAGTGAAGAAACTGAAAGAACAATTGAATTAAAGAGAATGTTAAAAGACAAGGAAGATGAGATAGTAAAACTTGAAAGAGAAATAGCTCATATGAAATTCAAGTTAGCAAAGTTTCTTTATGTTCCAATATCACACCTGAATGATTTATGGGGAGATATGGATGAGTGAAATAAAAAGTGCAGTTCCTTACATCCCTATTTTAGTAGATTGTCCATATTGTAGAGAGAAGCATGAGATAGAGGAAGATGAAATAGGTAGAGATATAGAATGCTATGAGTGTTGTTTGATATTTCATATAAATGATCCGGATGAAAAGGAGTAGAATATGGGATGGTGCAGAGGAAGCATGATAGCAGATGAACTCTATAATAAAATAAGTAGCTATCTCCCCCAAGAAAAAAAGAAAGAAGTAGCTAAATGCATGGTTGACTTTTTCAGTGATCAAAACGCTGACTGTTGGGAAAGCGACATGGATATTGTAATTGATTCTGGATATAAAGATGAATGGTGGGATGACGATGAATATTGATAAATTAAAAACAGCTAGTAAATTATTAGAAGAGATAGAAGATCACCAAGAAGCTATTAATAGTTGGAAGAGCAAAGAGCCTGAAGATTGTTTTTATTATTTTGAGCATATTATAAAGGAAGATTTCACCGCACTAAAGAATAATACAATCGCTAATCTAGAACATAAGAAGAGGCAATTGGAAACGGAATTCGAAAATCTTTAACAAGGGAGTATAATATGGGGAATGATTTAAATTTATGTGTGTTTATTGGCAATTTAGGTAAGGCCGTAGAAGAAAGATTCATAGAAAGTGGGACATCAGTGTCCAATTTTTCAATAGCTGTTAATAGTAAATATAAGGATACCGAAACCACTACATGGGTTAATTTAGTAGCATGGGGGAAACTTTCTGAGATTTGTGCGAAATATCTTGCTAGTGGTGATAAAGTTCAAGTAACAGCTAAATATCAAACTAGAAAATACGAAGACAAGGACGGCAATAATAGATATAACCATGAGTTTGTAGTCCAGTCGATGCAGATGTTGGGGTCTGGTAAGGGTGCTAGACCAGATGATGAAGGACCACCAGTTGAGGGTGGGGAAATCCCTTTCTAGTCAATAATATTAATGAGTTATAGGCCATTGGTGTAGTGCTAACATAACAGGTCTTGGCCCTGTCGTCGGAAGTTGGATTCTTCCATGGCCTGCCAATTATATAGATGACGTAGCAAAGTAGCAATGCCCAGGACGACATTCGACACATCATAAGCGTTAATGACACATGCAGGGATGTGGAGTCAAGAACCATTATCATGAAATTCTAGATAATTGTGGTAATGCCTGAGACCCAAGATCAAACCAGTGCTGGTCACATTGGTGGGTACGTTGGTGCAAATCCAACCTCATCTTACAGTTTACAATAACCTAGTGAAATATCTTAACTTTCTAGGCCCGAAGCTGATGGCCATTTAAATTGAAGCTTGTAAGTGGAGAGAAGTAAGAGTGGTTACTAGAGCTTATTGTGAAAGGACTATAGCAATTGGTGATACTAGTTTTGTCGGTTCGATTCCGATTTATAGTCCGAGGCTATGTAGCGGGAGTTCCAAAGAGTGCATATCTCAACTCCCTTGATCAGCTAATATGCCATAGCCCAAATTTTTAAAAGGAGTAATAATGGGAACATACGACACAATTTGTTTTGAATGTCCAGCTTGTGGAACCGAACTTAGTGGGCAATCTAAAAGTGGATCTTGTATTCTAAGATTTTATAACTATGATTCCGTTCCTAAAGATGTAGCATTAGATGCCAATCGCCATGCTCCATTTATATGTGATTGTGGTAAGAAATGGCAATTTAGCGATTTACCTAATGATAGTGACATAGTGTTTTTAAAAATAGAGAAAGTTCAAAGTGAAGATCTATGTGATATACAAGATAAGAAAGATGAATTGATGGAATACGCTGATTTAGCTAATGATGAGATAAACGAATTTTGCTATATCCTTTTACACGCTGCTGATTATTCCGATTACATGAGTGATGAGTTTAAGTTACATCTAGCTAAAGAGATAATAGATCAACTTAAAAATTTCAAGGAAAACACCCGTATAGTAGAAACCGAAGAAACATACACTCAAAAATTTAGAAATCTGGAGTGGTTATAACTATGACTATTGATCATTTGGAAAACAAATATAAACATTTAAAAAATAGAATGTGGCAAAGATTTGGAATTGCTCTAACAGATGATGATCATACGGAATTAAAAAGAAGAATACAAACACAAGAAGCAGTTTTTATAAATAGAGTTAGTAGACATGTTACAAGGTGGAAGACTAGGTTTAAGAATAAAGATATGTTTTTATTATATACAAGGAAATGGAGTGTAGTTCTAACAGCTTATAAATATAAATATAAGTTAAAAAAAAGATACCATAACCAACAGCAAATTCCGTCACCTTACAGGAGGAAGGGATAACATGAAAAATAGACCTAAGAAATTCGCAATATCTTTAATAGCTATGCCGGTAATAATAGTGATGGCGTTATTTTTACCAATTGTAGCTCTCATTTGGCCGGACATGATAACATTAACAGATGCGTCAGATGATGCACCGGTGGAGAAGGCATGACAAATCACCCAATACAACCACTATATAAAGATAAACACGGCTCTATAAGGTTCAAGAAGAATGCTATGGTCAGATTTCTATTAGATACCAGTCAACATGACATGAATAACCTAGCTATAATAGACTTCAGTGATGATGATAGGGAACAATTTGCTCAGTTAATAGGCTATAGTTTAGGCGGGTTTGGGGAATTGAGCTATGTATCAGATGAGACATATGATAAGGCAGCGGCTATAGCTGAAGCGTTAGATTGTTATCAGGATGGGGATGGGATATAATATTAATATAAAACAATGTTGGGGAGGGGAATTATGTTACCTGTAGTATTTGCAATAATTTTTATAGTGGGTATAGTTTTATGGAAAAAGGAATATAACGATGCATATGATATTACACAATTGTTTACTGTTATTAGTGGTTTTTGTCTTTTAATTTCATTAATTTCTTTGCCAATTTCACGATTAGAAGGTAGATGTTTTATAGAGAAATATAAAGCTACCGCTAAAACATTGGAGTTGGCTAGGGATAAACCAGGTAATATTGAGAATGCAGCAGTGATAAATAGCGTTATAGACATGAATAAGACAATTGCTTCAGCTAAATTTTATAATAATGCCTTTTTGCTCGATTGGTATATTGTAGATGAGTGGGCTGATTTACCACCATTAAAATAACATAAAGTTTACTATACCCGACAAATTCGCTATAGTAAAAGGGTTGCGTGGCGAAAGAAATAGACGCATTCACGAGGCGACGCACTGTAGTAATTGGTTCTACCCAACTATATGACGATATAGTTACAGATGCCGATGAGTAGATGAGCCGTGTAGAGGTGTGAGTCCTCTGCCGCAATCCACCAAATAAAAACAAAGTATATTAAAAGGGAGGGAAAATAAAATGGGTGAAACAAAACTTCATGAAATTCTAGCAGTAGAGGGGGATCTTGAGGCTAGAGCAAAGGATGCTATGCATGATGCTAAGACTAAATTCAGTACTCCAGCATTCTTTCATGGCTTCAAAAGAGAATTGGAGATGTTTGATGGTGATGATGGTACACATTATCCACCAGAAACACAGCAGGTAACATATGTTGTAGATGAAATACTTAAGAGTGTGTCGGATCATTCTTCTAGGTATTTCGATGTTATGTTGGCCAAGGAGTCCACAAATCAGATGGCAAAAGCAGATCTTATTGTAAATGGGGAAACTATATCTAAAGATCTACCAGCAACCTTTCTTCTTGGGATGGAAAGTAGATTGAAGGTGCTAAAGAACGCACTTGACACTATACCAACATTACCACCTGGACGTGATTACGTTTTAGATGAGGATGTCGCAGACAATATCTTTAAAACAAGAGATCCAGAAAGGACATTTAAGACAGCAAACAGGATTAAACATAAAGTCCTATACGATGCCACAAAAGAACATCCAGCGCAGATAGAGAAGTGGTCAGAGCAGGAAAACGTAGGCGCATATACTAAAGTGGAATGGTTTTCAAGTATGAGTCCTAATGGGAAGCGTAAATTGATCCAGAGATTAAACGACATGATAATGGGATGTAAGAAGGCTAGACAGAAGGCAAACTCTGTAGAGGTTACTAGGAAAGAAGTGGGTAGAGATATATTTGGATATCTATTCTCTGAATAAAGTTTGGTGCAGTTTCATAGTCAATGTGTTATGTATTGTCTACCATTTAGGGTAAATGGCAATATGAACACAATAAGATTCAAGATTAAGCTTTAGTTTATTACACCAACAGTTTTAGTTTAAATTTTGATTGTGCGATTAAATTACTAATTGCGGAAGACGAAGGTCCGAATCCTTCCTAAGCCTCCAATAAACACATATGGCTTAGTGGTCTAGTGGTACGACATCTGCATTATTCAGTTTAATATTTAACATATCGTATAATCAACACATGATTTAGCTCAATAGGTAGAGCACATGTTTTGAGAACATGGTGTTGATGGTTCAATTCCATCAATCATAACTTACGTGGCCTCATAAGGATAATGGGGCCACAACTTTAAAAAGGAGATCAACATGGAATATGTATTAGACTGTGATTACAACGATAACTGGTATGTAATACCCGATAACAAGCATCTCATTTTCTTAAAATGGATAGAAGATGACGAAGACCACCAAGTTCCAGATGATATAACATGTATAGGTGATGTACAGACATTAGTTAAATTTAAGGATTTCAGGATATGCAGATAAATGTTTTACAAAAGCAGGTCCACGAACTAGCAGTCAAGAAGGGCTGGTACGACAGCCAGAAATGGCACGCTAGATTATTAAGGAAGATAGGCATTAACATAAAGGTCAAGAGATCTATACCGGAACTCTTGGCTTTAATACATTGTGAGCTATCAGAAGCCCTACAAGAATATCGCAAGGGCAACATGAAGAAATTCGAAGAGGAGATAGTAGACGTAGTTATACGAATATTAGATATGTGTGGCCATCTTAATATAGATCTCCAGAAAGGGATGCTTCAGAAACACAATTTTAACAAGACAAGACCCTACAGACATGGCGGGAGGAAGTGTTAACTAATATACCACCAATATGCAATAATTGCATAATATATTGCGTATATTGCACGATAAAGGAGGAGTGGTAGATTGGATGGCAGATAAACGACCCAATTACAAAAGAGAAGCACCACAGTGTTTTAGTTGTATATATGTAATCGAAAGCTACAATCCAGGGTGCCAAGTAATGGATTATTATTGCAATATAGACCCAAAACACCCTTGTCCTATAGATGAATATGGGATATGTGATAATTATAATGGAGGGATAGATGAAAAGAAGACTTAAAGACCCAGACATACTTAAAAAGAAACCCAACCTCAAGTTATGTGATAATCACTACATAGAGTCACTACCTACTCCCATAAGAATATGGAACAGTAGTAAGCTCGGCACAGCCTGGAGAAGAGGACATTGGTATGTTCAGTCAGGAATAAGACCTCATGATAATTGGAAACTAAAGATCCTAGAGAAGATAGAAGATGCATACGAAGAGGCTAGAGACAAACCCCTAACAAGGGCTAGACTATTCAAGAGGTTTAATAGCTTACAGAAACGTCTAGACTTCTATTACGATATATGATATATAAGAGGCACAGTTTGACCTGGAAAGAGCGTAAAGCAGAAAGAAAAGAATATTTTGATAGGTTTGTATATGGGTGGAGGCTACGAGCTTGCACAGCATGTAACGGGTCTGGCTATTATGATAACAACGGATCACCGCCATGTGGTGCTTGTGGTGGCACTGGGAAGGAAATCTATAGGGGACCATTAGCTTTGGGTTACAAAGGGGGGTATCATTAATATGTGGAGATGTGATAAATGTGGAAAATATAGACTTGATCGTGTAACTAAATGTCATTGCAAATTATTCGCAATCATAAATGAGGATGGCGATGAATATGAGAGGTACGCAATGGATGAGGAAGATGCTGCCTTGGAGTATGCAGAACGCTCTAATTGTGAGAATGACTATTATCTTATGGACGATAGTGTTGTAATCACAGTTAATGGTAAGAAGTTCAGAATAAGCGCAGAACCAGACGTGCTTTATGATGCTGAGGAGTTGGAGGAATGAGGATAAAATCAATAACAACTGATGATATCGAAAACCTCACATATAGAGAAATAAAGACTGATGGTGATTGGATACGTTTAAGCGTAATGCTTACATATAATAGCAGGGAAGTATATTATAGCGGTTGGTTTAAGAAAGCTTTATTGGAAAATAAAGTCAATGAAGATAATTATATTTTAAAGCTAAGGGCAACTAGGGTTGTTAATAAGCTATTAAAGGAAGAGTCTAATGAGCTACAGTAGATGGATAAATAGTGTATGATATACATTCTGGAGCACACTACGAGTTGACGTTGAAGAGGAATATAGGGATGAATAAATATGTAAGAGCTATAGGCATTTTTATTGGGTTATGCGGATTGGCTTTGGCTAATTTCATTGTTTTTTGGTACGTATGGATGATGTGGATTATATGTGCCGGAATGTGATTAGGGGAATATCCACAGGGGGAGTAGATATGAAGATAGCTATAAATAGATGTTACGGTGGGTTTGGTTTAAGTGAGGCTTTGTTTAATGAGTTGGGGATACCTTGGGACGGTTATGGTAAATTAAGAAATGAATCATTTGCCATTGAGGATGATTATAATTATAGATATCGTGCTTATCCAAAACTTATAGCAGCAATAGAGAAAGTTGGGGAAGAACAATCTAATGGTAAATACGCTGAAGTAAGAATAATTAATATCCCAGATGGCGTTGAATGGGTAATAGATGAATACGATGGTTATGAAGAGATACACGAAGCTCACAGAAGATGGCCCTAGATATGATCAAACTAAAAGAAATAAAACTTGACATTAACGGAGAGGATGTTACAATACCCTCTAGTGATATAGGACACCTAAGAGATATGTTAATAGGCTTATCCTATATTGATCCAGAAGAGTGTGACAATGTAATGGATGACAGAGAAGAGGAGTTAGCATTCCCTGCTTATTTATCATGGTTAGGAAGATATACTGATGTATTGAAGCCTATAATAACAAAGAAGGATAGGGGGCACGAGCCATGGGTCTTTGACGATTTTGATGAAGATGATCAATAACAGGCAAGAGTAACTACATTAACCAATAAAGAAGGAGAAGAACAATGAGTGAGTCAGTAAAAATAAAGGAATACTATTACTATCTAAGAGACGAACAGAACAGACCGGCAATAACGGTATGCTTGATAGTAAACTATGAGTCTAATGAGTATTTCAGGGGGATAGCAGTAGCAAGTGATCTAGACATGCCCAATAAGAAAGAGGGTAGAACCATAGCAAAGGGAAGAGCTGCGAAGGCTATAAAGAGAATGGAATCAACGATGGATATAGTTCATCCAAAGCCTTTGAAGATGTTTAGTGATAACTTCGTCGAAGTTCCGGCATATAAGAGTGTATATAGTGATGACCTGAGTGGCTTAAATGCGATGGAGAGACGGCTAATGAGAGTGTGAGAGAGTGGGGAAAATATTTTTGATGTGTGGGGGCTAAACGCCCCCTATTTTATTTATACTACATATAAGAAATATATTGACTTATTAAACCGTATTGTGGTAAATTAAATATTAGAGGTGTAACTATGATAAAGGCTGAAAAGATTTACATATTAAACAATAGAGACCCATTCAATACTGATGTAAAAAAAGTCAGAACAATCCAAATCCTAGATGGATATGTACAATATGAATACCTGAAGACTGGGACTAGATCAAGTATGAGGGTAAGCCAATTTGAGACCATATACACACTAGAGGGGAATGATGACTAAAAAGAATTGCCACACATGCAAGGGATTGTATACAGAGAACCAGAAAAGGTACTATTGCAATATAAGAGGTAAGAAGCCAAACGATGCTAACCTTCTTCTTAAATGGTATGAAGACCACGAGATAACAAAGCCCGATCTTCCCTGCAAGGATTACGCTGAGTCCATCTCCAAGCATGCCGCCGCTGCCACCCCCGCCCATTCCCCCGACCCGTGGGATTATTATGACAACCTGTGCGGGTTCCTCCAGAATTGGGGTTGTACATATGGTGAAGCTAAATATCTTATAAAACAATTAAAATCAATACATCAAGAAGATCATTTTTTTGAGTTATCTGATAATAGTCCAGTATTATTGATATATAATTGTGCTACATATGGGAGTACAAAATCTGATTATAAATATGATAGATGGTTGCAAACAGTTGTGGAATCAAATGATAACATTCATTGGACACAATGTAAGAGGGTTGCGTAATGACAGATAATAATTGCTATACATGTGGAAAATTGCGCTATAGATGGATACCCGATCTTACTACTGGTGAAACAGATCAATTGTTTTATTGTAAGTCAGATAATAATAATATAAACAGTTGGGCTGATATAGAAGATCGCAAGATAGATGACCTAGATGCTCCATGTAAATTCCATAAACCTATTGAAGATAAAGGTATATATACCACTTTTTAGAGGTAAAATTGACGATTCGTTTTACAACGAAGATGAACACACTTTTTCTCTTTGCGAGAAACACCACATAGAGCTATGTGATGCCACTATTAAATATGATGAAACTGGAGAGGAGCCGAATATAAAATGGGATGGGTCTAATTGGGTTATGTCAGAAGAGAGGGGTAGAGAATTAATTGATGCTGTATATAATGCGTTTGAAAGTTATTGGAATAATGTGAGGGGTGTATGGTAAAAAGAACAGAAAGCTTTTTTGATGATTTTTTTGATAGTGATTCCGAAGACCCTATAAAAAAAGAAAGAAAAGAGATAAGGCAAGGTGCTAATCGCTTAGGCTTTAGCTCATGGGGTGAAGATAAAGTTAAACCGGCATTCGATAAGGATGTGTTGGGCATATGCTACGATTGTCAAAAGCTTCAATGTTATAAAACCATATGGGGTAATATGGGAGCTAGATGCTATGACTTTGAGATGCGATTAAGTGCTCAAGATCCAATAGAAGATTGTACTAATTATTACAAGGACAAACAATTAACACTAGCTCAGATGGAAGATATGGCTATTATGATAAACGCTGATGGCCCCAAAAAGCAAATAGGATTCGTGATAAAAGAAGATACAGAAAAGGAGAAGAAAATTGAATAAGGATAATAAATTAGATACCAGTAACTTAAGTGCTATAATAGCTCTGTATACTAAGGATGGATATTGCAATGATCTGTTTAATACAGTATATAATGCTGTTATGTTGGCTAGAACCATAGGACTCCCAGGCGTAACCCTTCTATCGGGAGGGTTTGGAAGGATGCTAGAGATGTTGGTTAAGATGTCAGAAGCTATGGGTGGTGGTACTAAACCAGATAAGAGCAAGTTGCATTGATATGGAGGAAATATGATGGATGTAATTGAAGAACTTATTACTCTTTCAGGAGCCGAAAAAAAGATTTTTATAGACGATATAGATGGATGTTATTACTATGGTCCCAGTGAATTTCCTGCAAAGGAATTAGATTCTTGCGATTCCCCTGGCGTGTCAACTATTTATAAGACATATTTTTGGACCAAGGTGAAATATGACAATATATTCAAAGGAGAAAAATATGAATGAGATAAAGATAAGACCAAGAAGAGCTACAAACGACAATGACCATGCATTCAAAGCTTCATATCACCATGCTATGGGTACAGGAGATGATCCATTCGCAGCTATGTATGATCTTTTCGACCACCTTTCAAAAGAAGAGCAGGAACAGTTTGGGTATGTGCTAGAGCCGGAAGATGAGGTATAATAAAATGAGTATGATCCCAACGAAAAAGGAAGTAATTAATGGTCTACACGCATCCAATATAGCTCTTAAGGCTGAGAATTTATTATTGATTGAATTAGTCGAAAAAGGATACAGGGAAGCTGCCAGAGCCAATTGCTATGCTAGACAATTAGGTGATATACAAATATGTATTGATGAATTTTGGCTTAATTCTAAAATAAAAAGAGAGTTAGATGAGATGGAAGGAGAGGGTACGAGATGAGTGATAATAATGGGTATAACATAGGGTTGATAGGAAGCATATCAGCAGTAGTGCTATCTTGGATAGCTAATAAGTCTGTTCTTTGGTGTATATTACATTTCTTTTTTAGTTGGATATATTGTATATACTGGGCTTTGACTAAGACTGGAGTTTACGAGTGGTTACAATTAATGATGGTGCGATAGAGGTATAAATGAATCCAGAATTAGAAGATAAATTAATTAAAAAATATCCTAAATTATTTCGGGATGCGGATGGGTCACCACAAGAAACATGTATGTATTGGGGAATATGCTTTGATGATGGCTGGTACGATTTATTTGATGAGCTATTAGGTAAGCTTGATAAGTATGATTGTGTTGTGTTGGATCAAGTTAAAGAGAAGTTTGGTATGATGACCATCTATTACCACTTAGATGACACTTACGATATAGGTATTTGGAGGAAAATATTCTACGCCATTCTACATTTTCCAATGGAGATAGAGCGCAAGCTATTTAAGAAATATAGGATATGGAGGTGGGCCAGTAAAGGTGAGCTTTATAATGTAATACAAAATTTAGTGATTGAATACGGTACTAAATCCTACAAAGTTTGCGAGGTGTGTGGGGAAGCTGGCAAGACTGATAAATCTGCGTGGGTGAAGGTTTTATGTGATAAATGTCGTAAAGAGTGGTTGGAATGTAGGATTGTGCCACCTCGTTATGATCTTTTCGGTGTACATAGACTTGAAGATGATGAGGAGTAATATATGGGAGCATTAATAATTCTCCTCATATTAGCTTGTATACCCATAGGGTTCTGCTACTACTCCAATAAAATACAAAAAGAATACATAGACATATACTATAAATACATAGAGCTACAAAAAGAACACATAGACTTAATCAAATACTTAAGGGGGATGAAATAAATGTGCATATCTTATGGAGACCAATGGTTCTGCCAATTCTACAAAGAATGCAAGCATGGTGATGATTGCCATAGAGCTTTAACACCTGAAGTTATTAAAAAGGCTACCAAATGGTCTAAAGGGTTTGGCGTAGAGGGTGCCTTGATCAGTAAATTCACAGATAAACAAGAATGCTTTGAAGAGAAGGGGGAGTGATATGAAGGTGGTTACAATAGAGGCTACAACAATCAGTGATGCTTGGTTCCAATGTCTCTTTAATATATGGGATAACGGAGAAAAATATATTGTAGAACACGGTTCATACGAAGGAGAAACAAGGTTGCAATACCCGTATATTGTTATCAGAATAAACAAGCCATACTCGGAGCCATATGACTCTATGCTGCCTCAAATACCAGCTCATCTTAATATCCCAAATCCAGTAGCTGGTGGATATATAGAACAATACCTACCCTATATAATGACAGACAATGTAGAGCCAGGGGAGGATTATTCCTACGGTAATAGGATTTATGAGCAGATCAACTATTGGATTGATATTTTAAAGAAAACCCCCAACACTAATCAGGCAGTATTGCAAGTAGCACAACCAAACGACTTTAAGCTTAAAGATCCACCCTGTCTTAGAATGATCACTGTTAAAATTATAGACAATGAATTACGGTTCAATTTAGCATGGCGGTCCTGGGAGCTTTGGACGGCATTTAGTGCAAATTTAGCAGCAATAGCTGTTCTCCAGAAATATATGGCAGATGAGATAGGGGTTAAATGTGGTCCTATGATTGCAGCTAGTGATGGTTTGCATTTATATGGATATGTAGAAGAAATAGCTAAAATGAGGGTTGGATTATGAAATATATAATAGCTGGGTACATAATATTCTGGGCAACTATACTTCTTGTATATCATCAAATACTAACATCTAAATTGGGGTAAAATATGTTTGATTTAAAATGGTTTAAAGGTTTATTTAAGATACCGCATAGGGATAATCATGATGGCTATCAACCCAGGACTAGCACATTGGGAGATCCACCTACATCTAGGATATTCAATGACCCCGTCACATGGGGTGAGACTACTAAGGATAAAATGGAAGCACCAGGGCCGTGGCCAGATCCTCCAGATTTACCTCCTAAAAAAATTTTAAATGAAGATGTATGGCTACCAAAAGGTGAGTATGCCCGGTCAATGCTGCCTTCCAAGCCTCCAAAACAAGAGAAGAAACCATATTACAGAGTAGATTGTTTAGATTTAGGTGGCAGTAATCTCAAATCATTTTACCAACCAACAGAATATGAATTAATGTTAGATGCATGGTCCACCCTAGATGAGTACTATAGGGTCACGATGGAATATATGACAGAAGAGGAATTCGACAATCTTCCAGATTATGAGGGATAAATATGACTTGCATAGTTGGGTTGGTTGATAATGGTACAGTGTATATGGGTGGTGATTCAGCAGGGGTAGAAGGTTATAATATAACAGAGAGGAAGGATAGTAAGGTATTCACTAATGGCGAGTTTATAATGGGATTTACATCTTCTTTTAGAATGGGGCAATTATTAAGGTATAAGTTTAAACCACCCAAAAGATCAAGTAAAAAGGGTATTATGAGGTATATGGTAACTGATTTTGTCGATTCAGTTAGGGAATGTTTTACTGAAGGTGGATATGCAGGTAGTGATTCTAAGGGGAGAGAGGAAGGTGGTAGATGGTTAGTGGGCTATAAGAGTAGGTTGTTTGAGATAGATTCCGATTATCAGGTAGGAGAAGGTGTATTGAAGTATGAATCCATAGGTGTGGGCAATGAATATGCTTTAGGGTCCATGTATACATCTGAGGATTGGGATTCTCCAGAAGCCAGGGTTAAGACAGCGTTAAAGGCAGCGTGTAAGTTTAACGGTGGTGTTACTAAGCCATTGAGGATTGTGAAACTTTAAGGGGGATGGTATGGGGATTATACAACACAACGCCGTATTAGCAACTACATGTGATAAAAAAGAAGTCGAAAGTATAAAAAAATTTATAAAATCGACTGATTGTCCAGAATTATTCTATGTGGCTCCAGAAGTAATGAACGGGCATGTTACAGTGGTAATGTTACCGGATGGATCTAATTACGGCCAATACCCAGATGACGAATACGATGAGCTAAGGAATAGCTTTATAGATAGAATAGGGGATGATGAGAATGGTGAAACGTCTTGGCGTTGGGTTGAGATGACGTATGGCGAATGGGAACCTCAAATAATACGTGGGCATAACGTGAGTGACACATGGTGATACAATGATATTTGAATTAACCAAGGAACAATACGATAAATACCTAGAATGGAAAGATCATTGCGATACTGATGGTGGTGCTATAGGAGGTAGACACGCCTTTAAGTTTATACCTACAAGTCTTGGTGTATGTGCTGTAGTAGAATGTTTATGTGGTGAGAAGATAAATTTAACTGATTTCGAGGAGTGGTAGCACATGAATAAATTAATAAAAAATATAGAAGCTCATTTGATATCAGATTTGTACACACATTTATTGCCAAAACTTACAGAATTAGTAGAACCATTTACTGAAGAAAGCAAAGATTATCAACCCTATCATGATGAAGACAAGAGATTATATGAATATTATATTGGTGCTAAATGGGGCCAAGAAGTAAAATGTACTGACGAAGATCTCCCGCATATGAAAAAAATAGTTTCTAAAAGATTGAATGAAGAAATCTTTGGTTTTTTAATTAGAGATATGTATAAATTAAAACAAGCTTTGTATGAATATGATAATAATAAGGCTAGAGAAATTGTTGATAAAATACTGGATGAGATAAGATGATATATAAAAGACTAAGACGTAAAAAAGGCAGATTGTTTGCTGTTGGCGATCTCCACGGATGCTACGACGAATTCCAAGAAAAACTAAAAGAAGTCGGATTTAAGAAATCAGAAGATACTATGTTATCTGTTGGTGATCTAGCTGATAGAGGCAAGGATAACATAAAATGCATGGAACTTGCCCAGAAGAAATGGTTCCATCCTGTATTAGGGAATCACGAAGATTTGGCTATGAGATCATTTTGGGATGATTGGTTCTCTAAACAGACATGGATAATGGAAGGGAATGGCGGTGGATGGTATGATCAACTCCCAGAAGATAAGAAAGATCACGCCAGGGAATTGATAGAGAATGCGGTTAATTATCCAGTTGTTATAGAGGCTCATTTCAAAGGTAAGAAGATTATAGTATGTCATTCAGATTACCCATACAACGAATACGAGTTTGATAAGGGTAAGGATGATTACAGTGATGCCCATTACGCTATGTGGGATAGGAATAGAATACACTCATCTATAAGGGGTAAAACTAAACGAATAGAGGGTGCAGATTTATTCATATTTGGACATACACCCATAAAGTCTAACGAGCCGTTATTGTTCGAGAATCAGCTTTATATAGACACTGGTGGAGTGTTCGAGGATGGTATTTTAACAATAGTAAACGTGGAGGATTATTTATGAAAGATTTAGGTGGGATATTAATAGTTATATTGGTTTTGTTATTGGCAGTATCTTTTATATTTGGGTCTTATTGGGTAGCAAAGAATGTTAGCTATTGGTTGTTTTATGAAGATATGGTGCGACAAACAATAACAGAGATGGTGGATAAGGGGTCTTTATTATGACAACAAAAGATGAGTGGATGGTTAGTATTAGAAATAATTATTATCCCTGGATGAGCGATAATCAATTTAAATGTTTTGGTATGATCTGCGATCTGGTGGGTGGAGAACATCATCTATGCGGTAAGGTGAAAGAATGTGGACCTAATGGAATAGAGGTTAATTGCACCAATAATGGTTGGTCAACATATGATTTTAACCTTCTTACTAATGCTGTCATTATGGCTCATGACAGAATGATCCGGTTTGAGATAAAGCCTAGTGGTCCAGGCATGTTGAAACTTTTATTGCATAAGAGAAGTTCAAGAGAGGGAAGAATGTATGAGAAACATCCAACTATGGAAGATGCTATAAACAGATTAAGATCATGATACTCATACGAAAAATACAAGTCATAAAGGTCGATAAAGACTCCAAAGAAATAAGAGACATGGCTAACAGATACATCTTTGATCCTATACTATATGAAGATGTATTTATGACTCCTGACATGGTAAAGGGTAGGGTATTTACTAACGCAGATGGTGAAGAGATAGTCATTAGTATGAATGATGACGCACAAAAAGCGGTTGGTCTACCCTTCGAAACATTCGATAATATGACTACTACAATAGACGATAACAAAGACACAATAGAACAACTAGATGAGTTATACAGAGAAGCCTTTAAAACTCTAGTATCTTATGAGAGAATGAGCTGGTGGGAGAGGGTTAAGTTTATATTTAGGAGGAGTGTAGTATAGCATGGGTCATATTGTAATATTCAATGCATATACTGGAGAAATTATAGTGTATTGCCATAAAGATAAAGAAGAGTATAATGTAAATATACCACAATGGGATTTAGAAATAATAGATGACGAAAGGGAGGAATAATACAAGATGTATATAAAAGAGATTATACGGCAACATAGAAGAGACTTTACAGCTATCTATAAGTGTGAACATTGTGACAACGAACAAGAATCTGATGGGTATGATGATAGATTTTTCCATAGCGAGATCATCCTCAAGATAAGATGCAAGAAGTGTGATAAGACAGCCTCGAAAGATTATAAGCCTATAGCCACTAAGTATTCAGATGGGATGGTAATGTGATGGGTATTGTAAAGAAAAGATTAAAAAGAAATAAAAACCATAGCATCCCTAGAGGCGAATGCAGGTCTTATGTTAAATGTCAAAAACTACATGCTCAAAAAAGATTCTCTAAAAGATTAGGTTGGATAATAACCAATAAAGAATACAACGAGATAATTAATATAATACAGGAGGGCATATCTACTCCAATAAAAAGAACATCCCCAAATAGATGTCAACACTTATTAATGTTTAGGGATGTAGAATTAGTAGTAGTATATGATAGAAAATACAAAACAATAGTTACTGTTTGGAGGAAGGAATAAATGATAGAGGGATTAAGAGAGGTATTATTTAGTAATATAGATAACTTAGTTGACAATGATATTGCAGAGTATTTTAAGAGTTCTTTAAGTCTTAGTATAGAAACAATGACCTGTTCTGAGTGTGGAGACACTTTGGAGTATAACGTTAATGTGGATGAGTTTTTAGACATGCATATAGCAATAGAACCATGTAGATGTATATTGGAGGAGTAATATGCATATTTTGTATAAATGTGGTTTTTGTGATCGTACTGGGTCTGAAGATGCAATATTGGAACATGAAAGAGAATGTGTTAGTGATCCTAAAAATAGAGCATGTAGTTCTTGTAAGTTTCATTCTCTAGAGTTTAGTGGATTGAGTTATTGGTTTAATGACATGTGCTCTAATCCACCAAATATAGTGGATGAAGTAAAACTTAAATGTACCGTTATTAATTGCGAGAGGTGGGAATATGAAGACTAAAGAGAAATTAAAAGAGATAATGGATAAAGCTAAGGTTAAGAAATTATCCATTAATAAAATAAACCCAAGTCCATACAATCCCCGTGTGGATTTACAGCCAGACGATCAAGATTATATTGATCTAAAGAATTCCATAGAAAGATATGGTCATGTTGGTGTTCTTTGCTTTAATGATAGATCTGGTAATATAGTAGGCGGGCACCAAACGTTCAAGGTGTTGATTGAATTGGGCTTTACTAAGGTTGATTGTAAAGTTGTAGATTTAGATGATGATGATGAGAGGTTACTTAATGCAGCCCTAAATAAGATTGATGGCAAATGGGACTATCCTAAACTTGCAGATATTTTCAATGATTTAGATAGTAAAAATGTTAATTTAGGTATTACTGGATTTCATGATGATGAGATAGAAGATATAATGTGTTGGATACCAAAGGACGAAGAAGACAATAGTGGGAGTGAGGGTTCTGGAGAAGGCGAGGAGGTATGCTTTGATATCATCGTAGAATGCAATAGCGAAGCAGAACAAAAGAAGCTTATGAAGAAATTTAAAAAGGATGGGATAGAATGTCGAAAGGGGTAAAATTTCAGAAGCATGAACTAGATTTAATGCGACAATGGTATAATTCTATATTAGATGTAAACCCAGATTTTTTGACAGAAGAAGATTTGGTTTTATACGATAAAATAATTAAAGCTACAGAGACAATAGAAGATTCACATAAACAAGCTGGTAAATTTTTTAATATATGGCCATATTCAACTTCTGTTGGCCCAGATACTAGAAACTATTCAACCCAAATTAAAAAGAAAGATCAGTGGTGGTAACTGGAAAGGAGGTAATAGAATGTCGCAAAGAATAAAACATATGAAATTGCATTGCTTAACTTGCGATTGGGTTGGTGATGGGAATGAATGTAAATATGTAAAAGAGTTTGGTACATATGAAGGGTACCCATTAGTGGCTAGTTGCCCTGAATGCAATCATATAAAAATAGATATTGCTAGGCATCCAGATGGGAATATAATATTAAAAACAAAAAAGGAGAAAATAATGACTAAAAAAGAATTTATACAACAACATGTACTAAATCATGCAATGAACAATGTAATCACTAGCCTTGGCGATATGAGTAAAGTAATACGTGAAGGCGAGCAGGTTTGGAATATGATGGAAGCAGTAATGATTAGTTACGATTATTATGAGGAATAATATAAAATGGCTAAATATAAATATTATTATAATTCACATTATGGGCAAAAATTACCAAGAAAATTGAAGAAAAGGATACTCGGTAAAAAACTAAATAAAAGAAAACTAAAAGAATTAATTAAATCAGTCCGTATTATAAGAGATGAGGAAGATAGATCTGAAATAGTAGATATAAAGCCTTATGTATTTTGTCCTCAATGTGGTTGCAGTACTACTTACCATATTAACCATGGTGTTCCATATCCAGAAATATGGATAGAAGATCGTTGCTTAAGATGTGATGCGTGGGTTGGTGGTGCTGATAATTCAAGATATGAACACATATTAGAATGGGAAGATAATAACGGAGAAATAAGGTACGAGGGGTGATATGTAATGGCTAACTGGATAAACAAATTAGACCTATCAGACGTATGGGATAAGGCAAACGATTACGAGATATCAGTACAGGAGTTAGCTGGTACAATTGCTAAGAGATTGTCTAATATTAACAAAGGGTTAGACGAAGATCTAATATGGTTGAGAGATAATTTAGTAGATGAGTTTGAGAGGATGGCCGAAGATGAGGAAGCTGAACAAGTTGACTTTAATTATGCGATGGAAGACTTGTATGATTGGGCAGACACCCCATTAGATAGCAATTGGGCCGGTAAGAAAGTTTGTTGGATAGAAACTTATTTTTAAGGATGGGGATATGAGAGAATATACAGTGGGTACTAAATGGACAATCTACAACGATTGTTATGGATCATTTGATATAGAAGACGGCGATGATTATATATTGATTAAACAGAAAGATTTAGGTGGGGCTGTCACCGGTACTATAGAATTAGACGATCCAGAACTAATATTATTATTAATAGATGCTATGAAGCATGCATCCGTAACAGTTTGGGGTGAAACGGAAGATGAATAGATGCGTATATTGCAACACTTCCCAAGTACAGCGTATTAGGAGAGGTAGATGGAGGGTATTGTGCCGATGTAGAAAGTGTCAGTTTGAAATGTACGATACCTTATCTCCATTTGAATATGAGAAAACTTTAATGATCAAGGGATGCTTGATTGGTGAGTATGAATTTAAGGGAGATTACATTTACTGGAGAAATGATACTTTAAAATATCTATCAAAAAACATAAAAGATGATAACGGGTTTAAACAAATGGTCGAAAAACATTTGTGGAATTTATCTTGAGGAGATAATATGACAGAATCTAAATTCAGGACTTTAAGACACATGGAAACAGTTAGGAACTACCTTAATTTTGTGATAAGAAAGTTGATGACTAGGGGTGAGGAGCACGATCAGACTAAACTACAATCTCCCGAAAAAGAAGAATACGAAAAACACACTCATAAACCCTACGCTTACGGATCTGATGAACATGAACAATACATAGAGAAGACAAGAGTTGGAGCTAATCATCATAACAAACATAACAGCCACCATCCAGAATATCACCCTAACGGTATAAAAGACATGGACCTAATTGATCTAATAGAAATGATATGTGATTGGAAGTCAGCTAGTTTTAGATACAAGGATGGCAATATAATGAAGAGCATATTAATGAATCAAAAGAGATTCGGATATTCGGATGAATTAGCGGCAATATTTTTAAACACAGCTAAGAGATTAAACGATGGCGATGTAGATCATCATGCGGAGGAGAGTTGATTATGAGGTATGTTTGTAATAAAAAAGATTTTTGTGAGAGAGGTGGCTGTAGGGGCCATAGGTCGGAGCCAACTCCCTACCATGATGGTGAACCTTTTGATTGTCAGTTGAGGGCGGGGAAACCCATAGTTCAGTTTATACCGGATATGGAGGGAAAAGAGCAACTATATAAACCAAGAGTTAGGCGTTCAATATTTGAGATCTTGGAAGAATTAGATGAAGCTCTAGATAGTAGGGAGGGATAAATTATGAAAGATGAAAATCAATACAGTGGGGATATCTGTGTCGGGAATTTTTCATGTGGAAGGTGTGAGAAATGCATAGATCAATTAGCAACAATGAAACAGAAAGAGGATAGGGAAGAACCGAAATTAGAAAATGCTTACTGGATTATCCAGAAGGTTAAATTATCAAAGAATTTAAAGATACTGAAACCATTAGATGATGTTAAATTAAACCCATATTATATTGATGGATATGTAGATCTTATACATCCAGATCGAGTTACCATAGATGTTCATCCAGATGACGGATTAAGATGTGTGTATGTGTCCCCTCCAATAATAAAAAAAGAATCTCATGAAGAGCTAATAGCTAGGAGACCAAGAACAGAATGGTTTAACTCAGTAGAAGATTTCTACGATAAATATTGTGCATGGGAAGATGATCTTGAAAGATTTGAGAAGGAGGATAATAATGAGTGAAGAAAGAGATCTAAGCGGTATATGTGAGATATGTAATGTTGAGTCCATAAAAGAGAATGACAGGTTGCGCTCCGAGCTTAATATTATAAAGGCTGGAATTGAGAAATTAAATAAATTCATGACTGGGTTTGATGACAGAACCATAGAGTGTGAGATGAATTATTTCGTTAATAAACGGTATGTATATTTAATAGACGAAGTTGGAACAAAATTAGAATCTGCATCAACATTATTAAGTTTGATTGAAATGGTAGGGGAGAAAGAATAATGAGTGAAGAAATAGAAGAACTTGAAATATGTAATAGTTGTCTTAAGGATTGTGTGAAAGGTTATAGTAAGTTACGCAGTGAGTCTGACATTATGGAGGCTGGGATTAAGAAGATGGGTATTCTAATAAGGGATGGCTATGAAATAGAAATGAATGATGATGGTGACGTAACACTTGTCAGTGGCTTCCCATGGAGTGTTACCACAGCACCAACTTTTAAAGAACTTATTATGAAGATTGGGGAAGAATAATGACATTTAGTCCTAGAAATGAATTAGATAAAAGAGCTAAGGAAATAGCCCTAGATAAACTCCCAGAAAAGGCTTCCATAAGAGAGTTGAAAGAAACTGCCATAGAGTCTAGGAAGGAAGTGTATGATGGTTATGGGGAAGCTGCTGCTAATGGCGGGTATAAACCTATACGTACTATGGAAGACGTAGATAATTGTGGTAACGCTATGGCTTTTATAGATGGTAATTATCCGGCTGGAATGTCAGTATGCGAAGTAGTGGGCATTAATGGAGATTGTGGTATCTATTGCCCTCAATTTTTGGACGGTGGTTGTGAGTGGGAATCTGAAGAGGGTGATCGTCAGGAAACTCAATTAGCTTTAGAGTATGATGGATGGGATGAAGAGGATATAAAAGACTTACTAGATTGTTACTATGGGGAGGAGGAATGATGTTCTGGGATATTGTATTTTCAATAACCTTTTGTGGTGTTGGCGTTCTTATGGTCGTAATGGGAGTTAGGTCGTTTTTATTATTGTATTAAGGGGAAGAATAATGATTAAATTTATATGTGTAGAAAGGTGTTGCACTCCAGATGGGTTTGGCATGGGAGAAGAGCATGTAACTTTTACCGAGGTTCATTTTATGGAGATGTGGTTGAGGGAGAAAGGAACATATAGAAATAGATCCCTAGTAGGCATAGAATTAATAGATGAAGAGGGGGAAGAATAATGGGTGAAAAAGAACACATATACGTACCAAAGGAAATAGCTGATAAATTCAAATCGTTTGAGGATGATGTAGAAGCTGGCGAGATAGTTATACAGTATATAGCAAAATCAAAACGAGATATAGAAACAGGCCTCGAAGCGTTAGATGAGGATGTTGTTATATTTAAAGGGTGGTCTGCAAGGATCAAAAAGGCATATAGGGAAGCCTTGGATGAGCAATTAGAGTCTTCTTATGCTATGTTTGAAGAGATGGACAGCCAAATGCCATCTATGTATAAAAGGGTGGATAAAGTTAGAGAGAGCCTAGAACCTCTTAAAAGAGATATACAGGAAATAAATAAAGCCCTAGAAGGTATTAATACCTATAGAATGGAAGGGTTATTGGAAACAATATCTTTAATAAAAAATGCGCTACAAGATGACAAGATGAAGAAGGTATTGAAAATGTTGGTTGATAATAGTTAGGAGGGTAAAATATGCATCCAAGATTACCAGATAGTAAAATAAGCAGAGAAAAACTAATATATCTATACATGGCAATAAACGAACTAATGATGGAGATGGGCATAGAGGGTGAAGTTAGCTCTACATCTGAGAAGGCAGAAGATGTTATGAGTGCCTTGTATGAGTTAGATGGCGGGGTGTATGATGTGGAAGTCTTTCAGGAAGAGTATAGGAAGTTTATGCAACGGCAGGTTGCGCAATAGGAGAAACAATATGGGTTGGCCAGAATGTGTATGCATTATTGGTGTAGTGTGGGCTATAGCATGGTTTTTTGTTGCCGTAGTTAAACAGTAATAGACAAAAGCTACATAGAGAACAACTTCTCCTCCAATAAAAAAAGATAAGAGGTATACATGGAAATAGACAAAGTACATGAAAGCGATTCACATTATAACATTTTATTTAAGGATTGCTATGTTTTATACAGACAAAGAAAGCGTGTATTAGGATCAGCCGATGATCCTCTATCTGATACTGAAGAAACTATAATATCACTTTGTAAATATATACTAAGTAAGGAATAAGAGGGAGATATGAAAGAATCAGATAGAGTAGAGATAGGTGGGAAGGTTTTTGAGCATGAGTATTATGTTGGTGATTTACCGTGTAATCATTGCGATGCAGCAGCAGCAAGGCTATGTGAAGAAGCTGATTGTAAAAAAGATCATATCTTTAAAGAGGTAAAAGAAGAGCCTAAAACAAAAAGAGTGGCTATTATATGGTTTGGGGAGGTACCAGAAGATATTGATAATGTGTATCTAGACTTAGGGGAGAGCTATAACGATTATACAGCTGATGGTTTAGACAGGTTAGTGCGAGTTATTGACCCTGACAGGCTTAGGTATGGTATACCTAATAAGGGGGATTTGTATTTCAATTCATTCGTAGATGGGTTTACAGAGGCATGTAAGGCATTTGATCAGAATAAAGATGTTTTGATCATAGATCCACCCATTAAGCCTGAAACTATCGAGCAGATTATGGACGATAAACCAGGACTACCTGACATAAAAGCCGATCCACGTCTACACATTGACGAGTATCTTGCATGGGCTAAAAGACTAATTGAAGCTGAGGAGAGGGAGGAGTGATGGAATTTAATATAAATCATTACGTTAAAGTTAAGCTTACAGAAAGAGGACGTAAGATACTTAAGGAACAGCATGAAGAATTTGTTAGTGGTTCCCTTGGTATTTTAGGGGATATGAAAACTTATAAACCAAAAAAAGAAGATGAGGAAGGATGGTCAACTTGGCAAATGTGGGATTTAATGTCTACTCTAGGACAGCATTACTATATGGGACCGATGCCACCGTTTGAGACAGTAATTATTATTGATCAAGAGGAGGAGTGATGAATAAATACCTATTACAAAGCTTTTGCAGTAAGTCGGCTTCAAGTCCATTTCAAGAACTATTTATTATTGACGATTTTATATGCGCTACAGATGGACAAATAGCAATAAGAATACCAAGGCAATATGATTGGCACTATGCTCATATAGTAGGAAGCATTATAACATTACAATGGGAACCAAGTATCGAAGGGGAGTGGGTTGATCTACCTCCCTACAAATTACCCAATAAAGAGGTATGCTATGCTTGTCAAGGTGTGGGTAAGATAAATATCTGTCCTGAATGTGACGGAGACGGGTATGTTGAGTTGGATTCAGAGTTCAACAGCTATGAATGCGATTGTAAATATTGTGATTGTGAAGGCATTATCCCTGGTGATGGTGATATTTGTGGAAGGTGTGATGGTGATGGAGATATGTACCCTGTGGATTATTCAAGGATAGAATTTGATGGTCATGGGCTTAATGCACTCCTACTAGAAAAGATTAAAGACCTGCCAGGAGTTAAACTATTTTCACGTAGGGATGAGAAACAGCATTTTTATTTCAGGTTTGATGGTGGGCATGGGATTATAATGGGGATGAGGGGATAAAGATGAACTCCATAGAAGCTGAAGATTATTTAGTAGATAGATATGGTGAAGCATGGAAGGACCATATACTTTTCAAGTTAGATGTAGAGTTTTCGAAAACAATAGCCGAAGATTTATGGAAGATAGAGTATGAATTAAATAAATTAAAAGAAGGAATAGAAGATTTAGAAGATCATTTTGGTAAAGATATTGTTAGAATTATAATGGGGATGAGGGAATGAAGAAAAGAAAGCGCATAGGTTATTGGACATGCTCCGACTTTGTACATCACGAGCATAGGTATAGCTGGACTGCAACGATATGTGGGAAGATTCAATATTGGTGGGCGGTTATAATGTGGTGGAAGAATAGGTTTATTTATTGATGAGGGGGAAGGTATGGAGAAGATGAGAGTATATTCAGGGGAATGTGAGCATGGTGAGTGTGGTATAAAAACAACCATAGTTGATGCTTATGGAGACAAGCTAGAGGTTGGAGATATAGTTTCCTTGGCTACAAGAGATAAATTGGGGATTATGGATTTTTGTGGTCTTTCTGTTGTAGTGGATGACCGACCAGATTTAGTTGGCGCAACCATAAAAAACGATCCTTTCGTAATGGGGATTGCATCAGTTGATGTAAATAATGATGAAAAATGGCATGTCAAGAAGGTGAAAGACTGGGAAGATGTTGTGGATGGTGAACATTGGAAAGACTACGGGTTTAACTATAAAAAGGAAGTTTAATAAACACTCATAGAGGAGAAGATACATGGATAAGAAAGTATTTTTAGGTGGGACATATAATAATAGTACTTGGAGAGATGAGCTAATACCATTTTTAGAGGCCAACAAGATAGATTTTTTTAATCCCGTTGTTGATGATTGGACTCCAGAATGTCAGGAAGAGGAATACAGGCAGAAAGAGGAATGTTATTTCCATTTATATGTAATAACAAAAGAGATGACTGGAGTTTTTAGCATAGCAGAGGCTGTGGATAGCGTTTTTACTAAAGATAAGTTCTGTCTATTCCAGGTGGTGCCTGATGGATTCGACAAAGGACAATATAAATCTTTATTGGCTGTAGCTGAACTTATAAATAAAAGAGGTGGATGGGCTCATGTTGGGTTAGATCTTGATGGGATATTGAGTGTTTTAAAATCCAACCGTTAAGGAGGAGAGTATCAATTAAAAAGAAAGCTTACCTCCTCCAATAAAAAAAGGAAATAATATGTACGATATAGAATTTGAAGAATTATTTGAGAGTAAACGTCAAGCCGTAGTATCTTGTCTCAGTCTAGAGAGGAGATACATCGAGTTAAATAAGACCCACAAAGAATACCTAGACGATCCAGAGGATATGATCAGTAAGAATTGTAAATATTGTGGTGGAGATCAAAGGCTTGCTGATATAGCTAAGATGTTTGGACATCGACCAGATGTTGCATTTGTACGAGTGAGGGAATTAGAAGATAGAGTTGAGGAGCTAGAACAAGCTCTTTATGAGAGTGAGATAAGAGATGAATAAAGAGAGTGCTGTAACCTCCAATAAAAAGAAGTGCAGTAACTGTAAATATTATTCCGATATAATGGACAGCATAGTAGGTACCACATGTGACAAATGGGGATGGTGGATAAAAAGAGATACTGATTATAATTCTCATTATGGATGTTTTAAGGAGGTAGAAGAATGATAAAGAGGTTAAAGGAGATATTTTTTATTCAAAAACAATATCCTAGTAATAAATTTAGATTCGAAAATAAAGAAGCTAATATAGGAGATGTGTATTTTGAGATATCCAAAAAAATAAAATTACCATTTATGCCAACATATTTATTTAGATATGTTTTCGATGGTGAAAGATGGTTGTTGGAATCTCAAGTAAAAAGGATAAAATCAATATGAGTGAAGAGATTAAAAGATGCGATAGTTGCAAAAACTTCTACAAAATACAATGGAGCCATGGAACATGCTCTATAGCTGGGAAGGATGGTGGGTATTTTGGAGCTGGGCAGGAGGGGTGTGGGGATTGGGAGATAAAATAAACAATAAGGAGATGAATAATGGATAAGGATTTATTACAAAGCTTTTGCAACAAGCATGAGGATTTTAAATTTAACTACCCGTTTGTTATGGATGGATGGGCTTGTGCTACGAATGGGTGTATCATAATAAGGGTCCCACTTGATACTGTTGAGGGCGTTACCCGTGAAGCTCCAATCAAAAATACGCTTCAATGGCAGCCTGATCAGGATGGGGAATGGGTTGATTTACCTCCCTACGAATTACTATATGATTCAAGATCATGCCCAGTTTGTCATGGAGAGTTCAGTGTTAAGATTTGTCATAAGTGCGATAAAGAAGGATATCTTGAATTTGATGGTCATGGTCTTAACGCATTTTTGTTGGAAATGATTAAAGATTTGCCAGATGTTAAGTTATTTTCACGGAGGGATGATAATGAGCAGTATTATTTTAAATTTAATGGTGGTCATGGAGTTATTAGAGGCATGAGAATGTATAGTAAGTATGTTTGAGTGGAGGGTATATGGGTAAAAAGTGTGGCAATTGTAAAGAGGTTAAGGATTTAGTAGAATTTAATAAAGATATAAATAAAAAGGATAAATTAAGTACCACCTGCAAGGAATGTAAGAGGGAATATTATGAACGATATCAAAAAGAACTCAAGAATGGAACACGTACAGTAAAGAAGAAAATAAAACCAAGAGATGGACATAAAATATGCAGTAGATGTGATAATGAAAAATCATTAAAAGAGTTTTATAATAATAGAAGCACGAAAGACGGGCTTGATAATAAATGTAAGGATTGTTCAAGGGAATCATGTAAAGAATATAGGGAGAAATATAAAAAGGAAAAACGTGGTGACATTAAATGTGATTATAAGAAATGTACTGGATGCGAAGAAAATAAACCCGCTAGAGCGTTCAATAAAGATAAAACAAAAAAATATGGACTAAGTTCGAGGTGCATTGACTGTCGTGATAAGTATCATAATGACCCAGAAGTTAAAAAGCGAAGAAGTGAATATAGAAAAGAATATAGGAGTAGACCGGAAACTAAAAAATTAGAGAGAGAATATGATAAGAAACATAATTCTAGAGATGACATAAAAGAGAAAAAGAAATTACATAAAAGAGAATATCGTAGAATGCCAGATACTATAAAGCGCATTGAGGCATATTATCAAAGGCCTGAAGTTATAGAACACAAAAAGAATTTTAGAAAAGAATACAATTCTAGGCAAGATGTTATAGAGCGTAGACGTGCATATCAAAAAGAATATAGAAAAACCCCAAGTCAGAGAAAATATAAGAGTGAATATAACAAGAAAGCAAGGTTAATCCCATCCAATAGGTTGAATGCCAATATTTCTAACGCTATTAGAGCCTCTTTACATGGCAATAAAGCCGGAAGACATTGGGAAGATTTAGTTGGTTATACTTTAGATGAACTAAGGAACCATCTAGAAAAACAGTTTACAGATGGCATGAACTGGGATAATTATGGCAAAAATGGTTGGGAAATTGACCATATAACACCTCAAAGTTTTTTTGATTTCACAAAACCAGAACATTTAAATTTTAAAAGATGTTGGATGTTATCTAATTTACAACCTTTGTGGGGTATAGATAATAATCGTAAAAACAATAAGATGGACGGCGAATTTCAACTTGGCTTTAAATTTTAAATTTAATAATTCATTACCATGGGGATGGTATAATATTAACAAGAAATGGAGGGGAAAGGATATGAATAATGACAAAAGGACGAAAGCCATTACCAACGGCTATAAAAAAATTAATGAACAATCCAGGGGGCAGACCCCTTAATGAAAACGAGCCAAAGCCAGAGATCAAGGCCCCTGACTGTCCAGAATGGATAGCCAATGATAAGTTGGCTAAGGAAGAGTGGGATAGAATAACTGTAGAGCTATTAAATGTGGATATTTTGTGTGAGATGGACCACGCATTACTAGAAGCGTACTGTATAGCTTATAGCAGATGGGTGGCAGCAGAAAAAAAAGTTCTGGAGAAGGGAACCCTATCTATAACTGGTCAAAAAGTTACCACTAAAACTAAAAGAGATGGAACTATAGAGGAGACAAAATCAGGTGGCAATGTCATAACTTCACCATATTTGTGGGTTTCCAACAAAGCCTTCGAACAGATGAGAAAGATTGGTGCTGAGTTGGGCCTCAGTCCATCAGCTAGGTCACGTATTAAAGTCAACAACCCTAAAAAGAAAGATAAGGGTTGGGGGGACTTATAATGGCTGATAAAGATTATGTTGCTATTGCGAATCAATATATAGAAGACATATTGAGCGAAAAAATACCAGCATGCGAACAGGTTAAACAAGCATGCCAAAGACAGAAAGATGATTTGGAGCGTTGGAACGACGAAGACGCTCCTTATTATTTTGTACCCTATTTAGCAGACAAGATATGCGCTTTTATTGAGAGGTTACCCCATGTAAAGGGGTTATGGGCAAAACAAAAATTATTACTTAAATTAGAGCCATGGCAAATATTTAATGTAACAACTATGTTTGGTTGGATTAAAACAAGTAATGGTTCTAGAAGATTTGGTGAAGCGTATTTAGAAATACCTAGAAAAAACGGTAAATCAATATTAGCCGCTGCTATTGGTTTATATATGTTTGTAGAGGATGGTGAGATAGGTGCTGAGATTTACTCCGGCGCGACAAGCGAAAAACAGAGCTGGTGTGTATTCCAGCCAGCCAAGTGGATGGCAGAAAGAGCCGAAGGGTTCTTGGAGCATTATGACATATTATCCAATGCATCAAATCTGTGTTGTATCGAAAATGGTAGTAAATTCGAGCCTTTAATTGGTGACCCAGGTGACGGTGCTTCAGCAAGCCTTGCGATCTGCGATGAATTTCATGAGCACAAGAAACCGGTACTTTATGATTCTATGATCACTGGGATGCTATCTAGGGAGTCACCATTAATGTTAGTTATCACGACAGCAGGAGTTGATACTAGCTCTCCTTGTTATGATAAGAGAAATCAGATTTGTAAAATATTAGATGGCAGTATAGATAACGAAAACATATATGGCATCATTTACACACTGGATAAGGAAGATGATTGGACTGATTTTGAAATGTGGAAAAAGGCTAACCCTAATTTCGGCATTTCCATATTGGAAGATAAGCTAAAACCACGCTATACCGAAGCGATGCAGAGAGCTTCAAAACAGAATATAAATAGGTGTAAGCATCTGAATCAATGGATGAATTCTGGAAAAGGGTATTTCAATATTGTTGCATGGGATAAGTGTGGTGATAAAGATTTGAAAATGGAAGATTTTAAAGGCGAAGATTGTTGGGTAGGTTTGGATTTATCTAGCAAGCTAGATATAACATCAATGGCTATACTATTTAAGCGTGATGATGACTACTATGCATTTCTTAAGAACTATTTACCAGAAGATGCCACAGAAGGAGAAGATAAGACTCATTATCAAACGTGGGTTAAGGAAGGTTGGCTCACAACCACAATGGGTAGTATGGTAGACTATGAAGTGTTATTGGAAGATTTATTAGAATTAGGTAAGGAATATCAAATACAAGAAGTTTGTACCGATCCATGGAATGCCGCTCAATTAGTTCAAACTTTACAGAAATTAAAAATAACTGTAGTAGAAATACCACAGGTTGTTAAGTTTCTATCTGAACCTATGAAAGAGCTAGATGCCGTTATGTTCGAGAATAAGATTCATCATAATGGTGATCCGGTTTTCAAATGGATGATTGGCAATACCTGTGGAAGGCATGACAAAAATGATAACGTATTCCCTTATAAAGAGATTGACGCAAATAAATACGATGGTGTCTCCGCTACTTTAAACGCTATGTGTAGAATATTAAGAACTCAAAAAACTGGTACCAAATACGCAAAAAAAGGATTGACAATCATCTAACAATCATGATAAATTAAGATAAAAACTTAAGGAGATCACAATATGGGTTATTTTAGTTTCATGTGTAAAGAGTGTGGTAAAGCTATTTTATCTAATAGTTTTAGAGGTCAGAAAGTGGAGTTGTTTTTGTTAAAGAATGGAGATGTTGTCCAACATATGAGTGGTGAATATGATTCTTATGGGAGGGTATTCACTAAAGATTCAGATGATTCTATAGAATGGGATATGGATTGGGATGATGTTGTAGGTCTTATGTTTGATGGAGATGAGTCAAGTGGTATAGCAGCTATACACACTAGATGTTATACAGGTGAGGTTCCCAAAACCAAATCAGATGATGATCCTGATCAGGGTTGGGGAGTTGAAGGTGAGTATTTTAATAATGACGATGATTGGGAGATATTATAACATGGATTTTTTCGGAATAGGTCAAGCTGTAAAAGCTGCATTGTTTGTTTATTTTCAAGCTTCTAGGGCAACCCATAGAACCACATCACTTGTTGAGAGCGTTAAAGATGGTGATAGAATAGTTTTTGCGAATTTAAAAGAGGCAGATAGGGTTAATAGGCTATGTTTAGAGAGAGGCGTTAAGGTGGAATGTGTTGTGGTTTTAGCTAATGACCCACATGGGTTGTTTTATAGAGGAACAAGCCAAGGTAGAACTATACTTGATCATGGTTGGATTGAAGAGTATTATCTTAATGCTGTTGATAGATGTGAAGAAGATATACAATATTTTGAAGAACAATTATCTGGATATGGAGAGCCACATCGTAAAACAAAAAGACAAGCTATGGAGTTAAGTAGGTGGAATATGGGTTAGCAGTTAATGTTAGCTTGACAGCAATTATTTGTCGTGATAAATTAAGATGAAAACTCAAGGAGGATAACAATGTATGAAATAAGTGAAGATGATAGATTGGATATAACTAGATCTCTAATGGAAGATTACACCCTAGAAGAGATAATAGAAATGTTAGATGATGCTACCTTTAAGGAAGATTCAACCGGTATTATAGTAGTTTATGCCAATGGCTTTGAAGATAGATTTGTCTACACCAGGAGACTTGTACATGAAAATGATTTGTGATTGTTATTAGCTTGACAATGATATGATCATATGGGAGAATGTTTTTATTGTATTGGAGGAGATAGTTTAATAATGAGACTTTATAACACTTTAGGAGTATGGAGATGATTAAAACCAGAGCTAAAATAGATATATTATCTTACATAACTAGATTTTGCTTATCTCGTAATTATGGCATTGGAAACAATCAAGGTGGGTTAGGCGAAAATGCTTTCTTGCCCTTAGAAGATCCGAAGGTAGGAGATCTAGTATCATTACAATCTGCACCCGCTTCAGAATGGTATTTATCATGGTACATAGAAAAGATACCCAGGAATGATAGTTTCGATACTATCCATGTGTTAGAAAGTATAGATACTGGAGAGCTGTGTAATTGGTCTAATGTCTCTTTCTGTGTGTTAAATAGAGATGTTGTGGCTGAACATCCAGAATGGCGTTGGATGGATAAGCAATACGAGTTCAAGGATAGGTGGTTTCGAGCTTGTTATAAAAAGCGTAATGCTTATATTGACAGGCCTTGTAGACCAGAATTCAGAGAAGACGACTCCGTGGTATTGCCTCTTAGGAAGATGTTCAATATGGGTGATGGTACTAGTAAGATCTTCAATAATTGGAAAAAAGTTTTGGTTAGAGATATGTTAGAGTTCTACGATTCTGTCGTAGAGGGGAGTTGAATAATGAAAATAGAGATTGATATAGATTTAGATGCTATAGCTAGAGTATTAGATTATGATGATCGTATTAAATTAATTAAAATGATTGATTTATATACATCTAATGAAAGATTTACTAAAGAAATGGCTGAATATTTCAATGGAGAGCTTAAAAAATATAGATGAAATTTGATAACACTTTAGGAGGATACTATGTTTAATTTTATGAAAAGCCCCTATTATGCAGCTCTTGTAGTTTTTGTGGTTATGCCTTTGAATGGCATACTAATGGTAGAGGTGGATTTTTTAATGGGTTTTCTTCTAGTCTTAACTCAAGTACCTTGGTTTATAAGCACGGTAATTTCTAAACTAGATAACTGGAAATAAATAATGGAGCGTGGTGGAACTGGTATACACGCAGGGTTTAAGCCTCTGCGCCGAAAGGATTGAGGGTTCAAATCCCTCCGCTCCAACTTATTGATAATATTATACTTTAGGAGATTAACATGGAAAAACATTTTGTAACATTTTTAAGCCCAGGTTCTTTTGTATCCGAAGAAACCACGAAACCAATCGAGTCTTGGAACATCGACACCGCTATTGAGATGTCTAAAAACATTAAAGAGAGATACGGAGCCTTACCTTATGGTTTTCGTTTTTCTACTAGGGCCAGAGAGGATTACGAGCTTGATAGCAAGGAGACAGAAAGGAGTGGTATGTATTATTTAGGTGGTGAAGTCTTAACACTTGAAGAAGTAAAAGCTAAAAATGATCCAGATGACAGAATATTAATTTCCAATATGGAATGTAATAAATGGGATAGAATTATAGTTAACACTAATTCATATAAAACAACACAACCGCTTGGTCCCAAGGATATAGTTTTAGAATCTGATTATTGGGGCTTTTAGGGGAAAACATGATGAAGAATAGTATCATAGGACTATCAATAATTTTCGGATCTTTGTTTCTAGCATGGTTTATAGATAGAGGAACTGAGGTAGAGTTATGGCCAGCTTTCTATTTCACATGGGGTATATTTGCTGGTGTATGGGGTGAAAGGTTTTTAACTAAGGGGAATAGTGATGAGTAAGTGTGAATGGTGCGGTGAAGATGAAGCTGAGTTCATTCGTAAGGGTGATGAGGAAGTATGTGAAGAATGCATGATAGAAGCTATAGAAGGTGATAAGCCAGAAAACTATGAAACGATAGAATATTACTATCAAAGAAGAGCCGAAGAGAAAAGTAGATCTGATTTCATAGATGAGGTTATTTCATGGGCTTCTAAAGCAGATCCTGACTTTATAAGATTATGGGAGTTGTATTTAAGAAGGTATCTTATTGATATGGGATGGGACAGTGCAGCTATAGCAGACTTTGTTAATATGGGGGAAGGGGGCTTTAATTACAAGCTTCTTCATATAGAAACATCTGTGGAGGACTTCTATGATGATGTTCATTATTGTTCAGATAGGATGCACATAGATAGACTACTTAGATGCCATATACAATATAGGACCATAGTTAAGGGAGGAGATCAATGAGTTATACTAAATACAAAATAGATCTAGATGAATTAACTGATGACATATTTTATGAAATGGAAAGACTGTCAGAAGGTCAAGCTGGCCACGAATGTATAATCAGTGCTATGAATAAATCTGAGGCAATATATAAACTTTTTAAAAAATTAACTCCGTTTTTTGAAAATCTGTTGGAATTGGACAACGATGATGACATAGCGTAGTGGAGGGGATGATGGATGATAATGAATTTAGAGCGTGGGCTGGCGAAGAGATGATAGATGGGGATTACAATGACGACCACTTTATATTAACTATCGAGGACGGTAAAGTTATTGTATTAGAGGAAAGCCTAGATGAATACGGTGGTTATTACCCCGCCGTAGCTGAAATTATGCAATTCATTGATATCATTGATAAAAACGGTAACAAAATATATCAAGGTGATAAGCTAAGATTTAGCCACTGGATAATCGAAGTAGAAAAACATCTAGGAGCTTTTGGCTATTGGGTCAATAAAGATAAGGAATGGAGGATATTTGTACCATTCTCAGGTCATAACCAAATAGAATATTTTGGTAATCAAACTAACGATTTAGAGGTAGTGGGGCATATATATGAAAATTGATGAATTAATACAAACTTGTGGTGCTTGTCCCACTCAATGGGAATTTAGAACATTTGAGAATAGACCTGTTTATGTTAGATATCGTTGGGGTTATTTATCGGTTCGTATAGGTGATCCAGATGCTGATATTATGAATGCAGTTGGTGGAATAGAAATTTACGGTGAGGGTATAGGTGATGGCATGGATGGGTGTATAGGTTGGGGAGAAGTCGAGCATCGCATTAAAGGTTTACCCAATAGTAAATGGTGGGAGGATGATTAATGAAAATCACTAATTTCCAAAGAAGCTTAATGGAACACACTATAAGCGGTCCAGACAGAAATTGGTTTGGTACTAGCTTTGATTGTGAAGACTCAGTTGGATTCGAGAAATTAGTCTTAGCTGGATACGCTTCAAAAGAGACTCCACCATCCTGGATGGGTGATGATGTTATATACAGATTAACTCCTGAAGGTAGAAGGGCACTTGAGGAAGCTATTGTGAGGAATTGCATGGGCCAAATATGCGATGCAGTCGAGGAGGTTTTGTGGACGAAATTCTAACAATAGAAGATCCCAACTTCAGTATTATCCTCCCTGGACCCTGCAACGCCAATTGTGGATTTTGTTTCTGGGAGAGATCCTATGAATTGCCATTTGAAGCATACATGTCTAGATTGGAGGAGGTATTATCATCATTGCCGGACCAATTTTATCAGATAAGCTTAACTGGTGGAGAGCCTACTGCTTCGACATATCTATCATATGTTTTAAAGATGCTACTGAAATATAGAGACAAGTTCCGAAAAATTGTTTTAACTACAAATGGATATCATTTACAGAATTTCATAGATGGCTTAATGAGGCCAGATCTTATTGTTATAGATTATATCAATATCAGTAAACATTCATTCATTAGCTATGAAGATGCAAAATGTTTTGATATTATGTCTCCTATATTAAATACAGAAGATTTAATGGATATTACAACCTTTTTCAATAAAAATGGGATAAAGGTTAATGCTAATTGTGTTTTAGTTGGACAATTCCAAGATAAATCTGATATAGAAGACCATATTGAGTCTTGTAAATATACTAGCATATCAAGTGTATGTTTTAGGCATCAGCATTACGATGATTGCTCATTGGAGCCTCAAGATGAGGAGCTTTGGTTCAAGGACTATAAGGTTATTTCTGAGAATAGATGCCCAGTTTGTAGGTCATCTACGATGATAATAGATGGCATGCCAGTTACATGGAAGGCATCTATACCAGAACCTTCAGAAGGATTAGATTTAGTTTATGAATGTGTATTTCATCCTGATGGAACATTGTCTGCCGATTGGGGTAAAAATATAATATTACATACGGAGGGGTAAAGATGGGAGTATTAGAAGAAATAGCAGAGGCATTGCAAAGGATTACGGAGAGGTTGGATGCTCTAGAGGGAAACGCTAAAAAGACTAAGAAAGAGAAGTATGTCATAAAGAGAGACACTGAATCATCTACAGTGGGTTGTGGTAGTGGTGGATGTGGTCATGGATCACCTGCAAGATCTTGTGGTAGTGGAGGTTGCTAATGGATAATAACACCAGAAGAGCTATCCAATACATCTTAAACGAAAGCTACAAATACCCAGATGATTCATTAGTAGATATAGCTAACGAAGCGTTTAATGATTTTGAGTTAGACTATTTCGCCGAATGGGATAATGATATGGAAGCAGAAACCCCAATCACGGTAGGACCATATATAGGATGGGAGATTATAAAAGATGAATAAAGAAGATGTAATTGTACTTTGTTCTATTTCTCTTTTCACATTTGTATTTTCTTATACTGCGCTTTGTAATATATGGGAGCCTGCTTGGTATGCTTTGATAACTTCCCTATCTTTGTCTTCAGCCCCACTCTCAATGTTATGTGGGTGTTTTTTCATTAGTGGTAGAACTAACAACCCACCACCAAGACACCCAACCGGAAGGGTTAATTATTACATCAATCCAGCAACACAACCACCCTCCCAAAAACAAACAATCCAAAACTACAAAGACAACTTGACAATACAAGAAGCTTTAGATATATTAGACAATAAGGTAAAACAAAGGGAGGACATAACAACCAATGGATGACAGTTTGCAAATATTGTTTTTCGGTCTTGGCAGCATAGGTAATAAACACTGGAGTTTAATCCAGAAGAACTATGACCACCGTTTATACGATGTCAAGGAGCTAGATATAAAAGGCAACAGTAATGTGGACTTATCCCACTTCGATGCCGCATTTATATGCTACCCCTCAGACAAACACATCGAGGCAGCCATATACTGTATCGAAAGAGGTATAAAGAGGCTTTTTATAGAGAAGCCGGTTGATGTCAGTGATAAAAACTTAGATATATTATTGAAATTAGTTAAAGATGAAGGCGTTATCACCTACATAGGATATTGTCTTAGATTTAACCACGTAATAACCCACCTCAAATCCCATCTAACAGGAAAAGAAACATCACGCAGAGAAATTGTCTGTAAAACCAATTCTAACAATTGGCCCTCCCAAAGAGAACTAGATCACGTCCTTTTTGAATTATCCCACGAATTGGATTACACTCAATACCTATTTGGCCCCATACAATCCATAGATGGCTCCACCTTCGACAAACACGGCAAATACACACTGACCCATGAAGATTCTACTTCAACTCATGTAGAGCTAGATTTAGCCTCCTCACAAGAGCTTAGATTATTGAGGGTAGCCGGAATCACCACCCATATAAAAGTGATAGACCAAATATACATAGACCAATTAAAATACTTCTTTACAAACATAGACAACCCTAGTATGATGAATAACATCTTTGAGGCAGAGCCTTTATTTAGAAAGATAGTAGAGAAGGTGGGGGAATAATATGACTAAGGAATATATATCAATAGCATTATGGCCAGAAGACTCAAATGTTAAAGATGAATATGGATTCTCAGAAACCAGGGATTACCATGATACACTCCATGAAGCCAGGATAGTATGTATGATGCTTGAGCGTTCTGGGTTCGGTGGCGATGGTAAGATCTTCCCTCTTTGTACTGTGTGGAAGAAGGTGGGGGAATGACAAAGTTAGACATGTTATTGATATTTGCAGAAGGTTTATTGATTGGTTATGCAATAATGCATACAATTTACATTTGTATTAATGAAGATATTTACATTAAAGAATGTGAAATGTCTAAACGTCCACCATATAAATCCATAACCAATAAACAAGCTATAAAAAACCACATAGACAACTTGACAATACAAGAAGCTTTAGATATAGTAGATAAGAAGGTAGAAGGGAGGGGATAGAATGCCACATAGATGTAAGATAGATGAAGGAGGCTGGTTATATTTTAAAAGGGGCAGTTATTTCAAGAGGCAAGCTTGCCTTAATCCTGACTGGGGTGGCTATTGCAATGATGAATGCCCTTATTTTCATACTCATCCTGAAACTGATTATAAATACGCAGAATTGCATTTGTGCAATGGAATAGAATATGCCATGCATGAAATAATAGATGAGAGAGTTAAGAACGACAACAAAGATAACCCCAATAACTCCATAGAGGATGATTTGGATAACATTAACCTTAAACTAGAAGGAAGGGAGAATTAACATGACAGAAGGAACAGTAAGGGATACAGTAGGTAGTTTCGATGAAATGGCAGCAACAGTAAGATCACTCGAAGCAGAAGCCAGAACAAAGCTGGTTGGTGAGAAAAAAGAGAAGGTCATAGCTCTACTCCAATCAAGGATAGTTGAGATCAACAAAGCTAAGTCTATCTATGACAAGTTCGTAGCTAATTATGAGAAGCTTCTTGATACTAATATCCTAGACGTAGAGGTGTAACATGTTCTATCTTATTGTAATAGGTGGGATACTTTATTATGTTAATAAACGTACAGGGGTTATATCTTCTTTCTTTAAGAGTGTAAGGAATGCTAAGAGTCCACTTAGAAGAAAGTCAAAGGATTTGTTTGAAGAATTGGAGAAGATAATAGCAGCCAGGGATTGATACTTAATTGTGTTGGGTCTGTGTGGGGCAGGCCCAATATGGAGATGATGATGAAGATTGTTAGATTTAATGATGGGAAATATGCTATTAGGAAATGGTTTTTAGGATATTTGTATTTTAATTTGAAGTCTTTTGATGGGTATGAGCGTTGGGTTTGTATAGAAGATGCTTGGTTTAATCATTGTACTACATATGATATTGATATATTAATTAAAAGAATGAACCCCGAACCACCCGAACCAATAGACTATGGAACTCCCATAGACACAGACGAAGAATCATTCTGGAATAAGATTAAGAACAACAAAAAGAAACTAACTAAGCTACAAGATAAAGTCAGTATTAAACTAACAGAGTTAGATGAAGCTATAGAAGAGAGGGATGAATAATGTTAGACATATATTGTAGTATTATGAAACTTATATTATGGTCAATCCCATTAGTTTTATTATCGCATTGGATATTGAATTCAATTTACATGACCAATAAGTGGGTTAAGAGAGAAGATCTTTACTACCTAACAGCTTTGGGTTTTGCTAGATATAAGAATGACAGTGATTGTTGTGCCTTTTTTATAGGTGTAATACCATTAATATATTTAATATTGCTAGCAGTAATTTCAGTTGTATGGCCTATTCTAGTTTTTGCTGCTATATGGATAGCAATAGCATTTAAACTAAGGAGTATGCATGATGATAAGACAAAACTTTGGACCACCAAAGACTCAATATGGGATGAAATAGCCCAACACATGAGCGACCCGCAACAACCCAAAAACATCATACCTGATCTATTAGATAAGATAGATACAGAGATAGATAGGAGAGATAACAATGACTAAGGTATATTGTAAAGATTGTCATTACTCAAGTGATAATTCTGAGTGTAGACATTTTAAAAACGTGGTTATCACAGAAACACCTATCGATATAGAATATACGCCATTGGATATTGAATATGAGGGATTAAATAGATATAATAGTTGCGATCTCTATAAGAAGGGTACAATATTTTCAGCCTTTTTTGGTGATGGTGCAGCTTTTATAGCTCAAGACTTCATGATAGGGGTTCTTAGCGTTCTACTGGTTGCAGGATCAATTCTTTTTGTTTCTATGACTTGTGGATTGGGCTCTTTTATACCCCTCCTAACTTGGATAGGAATTGTAGTATCTGTTTTCTTTAGTCTAATGAATTCTGAGGCTAAATATCATAAAAAAATAAGACAACACAGTACTGAATTTTTCACCACTGAAGACCCAATCTGGGATGATATAGCCCAACACATGAGCGACCCGCAACCCAAAAAAGATAAAATACCTCAAATGTTAGATGATCTAGACATTGAGATAGATAGGAGACAAGAGTAATGACTGACGTATATTGCAATAAATGCTACTACTACGATGAATCTGAATACAGTGGTAGCCTATGCTGTCATTATAGCAATGTAAAGATACGAAAAACTTCAGTTGGGGTGCAATATAATAAGGTTAGTATCCATGGAACTAAATTAAACTGCAATAACGATTGCCCTAATTACAAGGGGTATAATATATTATCTTCATTATTGGGTGATGGTTGTTCATACATTGTTGACAATACATTTGTTGTATTTAATATCCTTGCTTTTATGATAACATTTGCAGCTATGGTTGCAATATCCTGCGAATCTTCTTCCCCTATACCATTTATAATTTGGGTGGTAGGAATAATATTCACTATTAAATATTATCTTAATAATTACAAAAAATATTGCAATAAGATCAACCTCTACAACACTCCGTTTACCACCGAAGACCCGATATGGGATGAGATAGCCTCTCACATGAACCCACCCTCCTCCCCGAAGGCCGAAGAGGAACTACCTATTCTTCTAGATAGGGTAGAGAGTATAGTAGATAGGAGGGAGCTGTAATGGAGACTTTAGCATTTTCATTGGTGTTATATTTATTTGCATGGGCTTTGGTTTCTGTTGAGGTAATGGATGCTGATGATTTCTATCCAGAAGGCCCAATAACATATTGTTATATTTTATTTTGGATCTTTCTGCCATTTGTATTTACATATTCATGTTTACGTAAAACACCTAGGTTAATGCTAAAAATATATAAATTCACAATCCAAGTCCACAAAAATAGTTTTCCACCAAAGAAAACCACAAATACATTTAGCAATAATCTTAAGGAATTATATGATAGTATGCCTGAGACAAACGATGACATATATGATAGATTAAGGGGTATACATAAAACCAAACGCCCCATCCCTGAGATCTTGGAAGAGCTAGATGAGGCTGTGGAAGAGAGGGGTAACAATGACTAAAGTATATTGCGACACATGTCAATATAAAGAACTTCTTTCTGGTTGGGGTCATTGCTATCATCCTTCCAATCTAGAAAACAAAATGAGAAGGTCAGCCAGTAATTATTCTAAATGGAATTTATATTCCATTTCAACTTGTGATCATATTAATCATAATAATAATTGTAAAAATTATAAATATATGCCTAGGATATTAAGTTTATTTTTAGGATACTCGGTACATTGGGATATCAGGTGGTGTTTAATTGCTTTATTGTGTTTGTTTGTATATGTATTATGTTGCACCATTTTATCACCTTATTATCTAATTACATGTGTAGGTATTTTAGGTTTCAGTGTGTTCGGATATATAAAAGATAAACTATATATAAAAAACAATCTAGCTAGAACCACATTAAATGGTGAACCAATACAAGAAAATACGCCTAAAACAACAACCAGACCCATCCCCGAAATTCTAGAAGAGCTAGATGAAGCGGTAGAGGAGAGAGATAAAAAATGAAAGTCCACGCTGAATCTATGTATGATAGAGATGGTAAAATAGGTATACACTCCGACATATGCCCACCTGATTGTGATTCCAAACATATGAATGACTTAGAATATAAAAAGTTTCTACATAAATGCCTCGATGAATGGTTAGAAAAATCAAATGGCACCGGTGGTTTTTATATAAAACAGGAGGGGTACAAGCTTGATGAAGATGAATAAGAAATCTATAAAGATAAACAACATAACATTCGACAAACATCTTGTAATATATGATAATGAATTACATGAAGATTTTGGTAGTTACAAGATCCCAGTATCATTGGACTGGGTTATAAAACAGAAACTATTAGAGAATATAATAGATATAGAGTGGGAGGAAATATAGGTGGCTAATTTTTGTCCAGATTGTGAATATTATAAAGATTATGGATATGGCGGAAGAGACTCAGAACATTGTCTGCATCCCGATAATATATATGAGACAGTGACACATCTTGGTATCATCTCAAGATGTTGTTTAAACCCTGGAGATAAAAATAAATCAGGGCAATGTGAAGATTTTACAATGTTGAGAAAGCGTACACACAATAAGAAAGCACCTGAAAGGAAATCGTTTCTTAATAAAATACTAGATATTTTAAAGTGATACATGTTGAATATATAATATAGACTGGGAGAAGAATAATGAATAAACAATACGCAATAAAAATGCACAGAGAGCTATGGACATGGCTTGCAAAGAACCCAGAGAAACATAAATGGAATTGGCTTAGGTGGAAGTTCCACGGTGGAACTATAGACGAAGTTAATGCTGATTGTTTCTGTTGCCAATACGCATCAGGTATTTATGGTGGATGTAGCGCATGCCCAGTAATATGGCCAGGAGGACGTTGTGACCATCAAGATGATACCGGCTTATACGATTTATACATGATAGCTGGCGCAGAGGGAGATATGAAACTTAGATCCGAAATAGCACTACAGATAGCCAACCTACCAGAAAACGAGGACGCATAATGGCAGGATCTTATAGACATATAACCGATCACAATAATAATTTTATCGGTATAGATTTAATAGATAATTTAGGTGACGCTCATGAAGCTCTTGAAGAATGTTATCATATAATCAAGAATTTATCTGGAGATAAATATAGAGATAGAATCTTTGAAGCTTGGAAGAAATATATATTAGATACGTACCCTGACTGTGACAAATCAGTAATGAAATTTAGTAGATTTTGGGAGGAGTAATATAGTGAATAAGTTGATAACAATACTAGCACGTAAGGGGTCTAAAGGACTCCCTGACAAAAACATGAAAGACATGAATGGCCAACCTTTAATAAACTGGACATTCCTTCAAGCTATCATCTATGGGGATGCTGATATAGTGGTATCAACTGATTACGATGGTATGAAACATTTCTGCAACGCCTACGGAGTATATCACCACGATAGAGACCCTAAACTAGCCCAAGACGACACTCCTAAGATAGAAGCTATACGTGAGGCTGTGTCTGCTGCTGAAGCCGAGTATGGGGGGGAATACGACACCGTAATAGACCTAGATGTATCAGCACCACTAAGAACTATGATCAACATCCATGAGGCGGTTGGTATGCACGAGATGATGAACAATAGATCCACACTCGATGTGGTATTCTCTGTATCCCCTGCCAGGAAAAACCCCTACTTCAACATGGTAACAACTGACAGATTTGGTCAATCTAAGACTGCGTGTGAAGGTGATTATCTCAGGAGACAGGACGCTCCTGCAATACATGAAATGAATGCAAGTATATACGTATACAATAAGAAATGGCTTGACAAAGGTATAAACAATGTGCTAAATAGTAAGAACTATCCTTTATACATGGAAGACTGGCAAGCTTTCGATATAGATAGCGAGGTAGACTTTCAAATAGCAGAGATGTTACACAAACGATACATATTAGATAAGGGTGAATAAATATGTTTGAAAGTTGTATATTAGATAAGGAGGGGTAAAGAGATGAATGATTTATATTTAAGTATTGCTTTTTTTGTAATGGATATATTTGTAGTAACAGGTATTTTTCTTGGTATTACTAATACAGTTATATGGGCTAAGGCTTGGGTTGAAGATAGTGATTTTAAATGGTGGCCCAGCTTGCCTAGTGGATTCCACGATATGCCTATGCCGCTAGTTTGTGTGCTTTTATTTCCCATTGGTTACGTTGTAGGCTTTTTATGGTTGCCAGCTATATTGTGTGGCATTGGATATCTAAGCTTGTACTCTCTACGTGGCTTTGTAAGACTACGTAAGAAGGTTAACAAGACTCTTAGTGGTAAAGAAGATCCTAATCACACACACGAATGGGAGGAGAAATAATGTACGAGATAGGAATGCAAGTTACTGGCATAGTGTGTGGAGCAATATTGTTGATATTTTTTAGCGTTAACGCTATTTATTTATCTTTACAATCAATAAACGATGAAAAGTTAAGCCTCTTTATACCGAATTTTATACGTAAATTAGATTTTATAGGTGATCTGGGCGGGGCAGAATTAATTCTTTACCCAGTTCTTTTTGCGTTTATTGTTCTAATATCAATGTTAATATGGCCCCTAGTTATTGTAGCTTCAATATGGCTTTGTGTTGTTTTAATATTAAGAAAGGCGGTTAGATTCAAGAAGAAAGTTAAGAAAGCTCTTGAGGGTAAAGATAAGCCTAATCACACACACGAGTGGGAGAGAGAATAAAATGACAGAACAAATATTAAACCCCAACCTAGACAAATCAGACTTAATAGAAATGTTTGAAAGCTTAGGTTATAAGATTTATTGGGATTTTTCAAAGCACGATGGTCTATATTGGCACGAGTTGTTTGACCCAGTTTCAGAAGAAATGGCTATGCAAGTGGAGTTTGGCATATCTAAAGATAAGTTTTTATCTGAATGGTTTGATGAAGATTTGGAGTATTATTCATTTTTCGTGGCTGGCGATGAAGAATCAGAAGAGTATAAAAGACTTTCTGATAAGTTAGGGATAATATTTAGGGAAGATTGTATTGAGGGAGATAATGGATAAATTATATAGAAAAGTAGGTAAAAGATACAAAGAAGTAGGCACTGAGTTCACCGGCTTCCCCTCTGATGGCATATGGCTTGTTAAGAATGGTATGCGTAGTCAAATGTTATTAATCGGATCAGAGGAGATAGGAGAGATACCCTACACCTCCCTCCAATACATGAAACACCACGATGACGTAACTAAACTATATATGAATAAAACCAAAGAGGGTGGAAATCATTCAATAAACGATATGATCAAAACAGTCTTATTGTCATTAGCAGAAGTTATAGAAAGGGAGAAATAATATGGATTACGAGAAGTTTGAAGGTAGAACAATAAGATTTATAAACTATAAGGGAACGGAAATAATAGGGCATTTAGTTGGAGTAGAATATGATATAGGTATTACAATAGTGTGTGATAGTGATAGAGACAGATATTTAAGTTGTCTCAAAGGTCCATCTGCTGAACCAGATTTTTATGCTAATGACTCAGATTATTTAGTATATAATGAACTTTTTGAGAATTCATTGTTTATGATTAAAGATGGCTTCTTTGACGAGAGAGTTATAGAAGAGTTACTTTCAAAACATGGAGAAGAACCAGGAGTAAATGCTGGACCAGAAAGTTGTCCCTTTAACAAATAGGGAGTATCCAGAAGAACATTGGGATGAGTCTAAGATGATGATGTACTATCCAAGGGGGTATATAAATGTCAACTGAGCTTTTATTATTATGGCCTATATCTGGAATATCTTTGACTATATTATTATATTCAATAAGATGGTATAGGGGCAAAATTATATGTTTAAGTCTATTGTTTTTGGGTCTCTTGATATCTATAATGCTTGGACCACTATTTGCCCTTATAGAATCTTTAGAAGGTATAGATATACAAAGGAAACTATAATGATAAGATTTGAAAACTGGCAAGCCCCAGAACTAGAAGACGGTAGACCATGTAAATACGGATGGGTTGTTAAGGGAGTGGATAATTTCATATTGGAGGAGAACACAGATATAGGATATGGCACATATATTCAAGCACAAGAAGGTGTTACAATTGAAAGAGATGTTCAAATCGGTGGAGGTTGTTATATTTATAGTGTTAACACTATTGATAACAAGCGTGGTCCTGTGCATATCAAGGCTGGTGCCTGTGTGGGAGCGGGTTCGATCATTTTTCCGAATGTCACGATAGGGGAGGGAGCGGTTATAGGAGCTGGTGCCCGTGTGCTAGGAGATGTGCCAGCAGGGTTTACATTATGGGAGGATGTAACTTGGTCCTGTATATATCCGTTGAGGAAAATGTTAAGTAAGAGGCGATGGTTTTGGGGGGAGAAATAATATGGCAGCAAAGAAGAGTGAGAAAATAGAGAGATTCATTATAATACGACCAGATAGCGAACTTTCAATTGAAGGCAGGGAAGATCTAGATGTAACACTAGACGAATGGATGAATGAAGGTGAAGAAGATATAGAGGTGTACAAATTAATAAAGATAGTTAAACGTAAACCTAAAATATATGATATAGAGGAGATCTAGATGGATATGGTATTCTATCACCAAGTGAAGATCTACAGGGAACCTGGAGAATATGAGTGGGAGAAAGATGTATTCGAGATCAAAGAATTTAACATATTGATCCAGAATGATAAATATGTGATTCTTGATAATGATAGCTGGACTAAGCTTGAGAAGGATTCCGGTTCCTATAGTAGTTATAATGTTATTGGTAAAGAATGTATATCAGTGGCTGTTGGCGATAATTATAGTAGAGATGGCGTATTCTATACATCATATTCAGAAACCAAAATAGATCCTGCCACAATAAGAGAGCATATAGAAGAGAAGATTGAAGAAAAATATGGGTGGTTTGTGCGAGAGCTTGATCTTGGTATTATAAAATAGAGGGAATCAAAATGGATGATAGATTAAAACTGACATTACCAAAGGAAGATATAGAGGCTACAGCTTGGGAGCAGATAGAAGCTGCCCTAGAACTTCCGTTCTTGAAGAAACTAGCTATAATGCCAGATGTTCATGCTGGTTATGATTTACCTATAGGTGGAGTAGCTTTACTGGATGGGTATGTGTGGCCTGGAGCAGTTGGATTTGACCAGGGATGCGGTTTATGTCATGTCAATACAGACACTTATGTAGATGATTTGAAATTATCATTGGGGGAAATAGAAGAAAGGTTATATAGTTTCATTCCAGTTGGATTTAATTCGCTCGATAAACCAATAAAATATGATAAAAAATTTCCCAATAAATCTAAATTTGCAGCTCTACATGATGCAGTACGTTATAAAGCTTCTACACAACTAGGCACTATGGGGCAAAATAACCACTTTTGCGAGGTGGGAGTTAATGAAGATGGCTTTATCGGGATAACAATACATAGTGGGTCAAGGAAGGCTGGATATAATATTGGTGATTTATATATGCGCTTAACAGGAGGTCCAGTCAAAATAGACTCAGATATTGGTAGTGCGTTTATGGCTGATATGAATTGGGCTTTACAGTTTGCTTTAGATAACAGAATGAGGATTATGGAAAGCATGTATAAAGCTATGATGTTGCCATTCAATAAAAAGAATATCAATATCATCAATGAAAACCATAATCATGCCGTAATAACTAAAGATGGCGTTCTACATAGGAAGGGGGCTACACCAGCAGATAAAGATCAGATAGGTATAATCCCAGCAAATATGCATGACGGAGTTTATATAACTAGAGGATTAGGCAATGAGGAGTTTTTAAGTTCAGCTTCACATGGGGCAGGGAGGAAGATGAGTAGAGGTCAAGCTAAAAGAGAATTAGATCATGATAAATTTGTCAATGAAATGGATGGCATAAGAGCACCAACCGATATAAAATTTATAGCAGAAGCTAAAGATGCCTACAAAGATATCAATTATGTATTAGCAGCTCAAGATGGAATTTTAGTTGACATTATAGATCATTTTAAACCCCTAATTGTCATCAAAGGATAAAAATATCACTTTTAAACGTTCATTTTATTTTTTAAAAAAATAAATTGTAAAATATAAATGTTTGAAATAACTACATTAATTTAAATGATGCTTAATTTCATTTTAATTTAATTTGGTTATATTATAAAATAACTGTTAAAATTAGTTATATTCCACCTAATATTAAAGAATATTTTTCATAGCCGGAAGCTGGTAACTCCGGCTTGGTTACAAAAGCCAGCCCAATTTTTTATTACAAAAGGGGGATGAAAATGTCTAAGGGGAGACATGTATACGTAACTGGAGGAAGTGGTCTTATAGGTAGGGCTATAGTAGATGCTTTTAAAGAGAAAAAGTATCAAGTCACCAACCTAGATAGATCCGAAGATGCTGATATCGTTATAGATTTTAACATGGAGTTCTTCAACACGGAAGAATTCGAACAGCTCTTTGACAAATTGAACAAAGATGATATATGGATTAATTCTATATATCCTCCTGTATGGAATGATCATTTAGTCGCTTATAATATTATTTCTACATACGCTGCTATGGCTATGGGAGAAAATGGCGGCGGCAGTATAATTAACATGTCCTCTATATATGGTGTAAGGGGAACATACCCATACCTATACACACCAGGTGATGAGATAAGCGAACCCTCCGTAGAATATTGCATGGTTAAAGGTGCCATCAACGCCATGACAAAAGCCTTAGCTACACGCTTTGGACAACATGGCGTAAGAGCAAATACTATTATAGCTGGTGGGGTCAATGATAATCACGAAGAGCGTGATATTAATTTTTATGATCAGTATATATGCAGGGTACCATTGTTACGGATGGCCGAGGCAAAAGAAGTAGCTCACGCAGCTTTATTTTTAGCTGAGAATGATTACGTAACAGGCATTGAGCTTCCAGTAGATGGGGGCTATACTGCATGGTAAGAATAGCAGTCGCTACATCATCCAGAGCTGATTACGGATTATTGAAACCACTTTTGGAGTTGATTCCAAAAGAGAGCTTAAACCTAATAGTGACAGGCTCACATCTATGCTACGAACATGGCTACACTGTAAAGGAAATAGAATGTCCACATGAGACAATTGAAATACTATTATCAAGTGACACTCCAGAAGCTATTGCAAAGAGTATGGGACTCGCTCAAATCGGTGTCGCAGAAGTCTTTAGTAGGACTAAGCCTCATTGTCTTATTGCCCTTGGTGATCGTTTTGAAGTCTTTGCCATATGTAGTGCTGCTCACATATTTAACATTCCTATCATCCATATACATGGTGGCGAAGTTACAGCAGGGGCTTACGATGATGCATTCAGGCACTCGATAACAAAGATGTCTCAGTTGCATTTTGTAGCTGCTGAACCATATAGAGACCGTGTTATACAATTAGGTGAACATCCAGATACAGTATTTAATGTAGGTGCTTTAGGTTGCGATGGTTTAACTAGAAGGGTTGGCTACGAGAACAATAAGAGTTGTGTTTTAATACAGCACCCAGAAACATTGGGAGATTACAACCATCTGGATTTATACAGTTTTTTGACTTTCGAACTCAAACTATACGTAAAGGTTATTAACTCAGGATTAGATAAAGGCTCCCATAAAAACAAAAACAAAGAGGCCAGCAGTAGCTATCCTAGAGAAGCCTATCTCAATATGTTAAAACAATCAGATTTCATAATAGGTAATTCCAGCTCAAGTGTTATAGAAGCTCCAGCTTTAGGAGTACCAACTATATTGCTAGGGGATAGGCAATTAGGCAGAGAATTAGCAGATAGTATAATAATAGCAGATACCACACCAGACAGTATAAGAGAATCCGTGGAAGAGTTATATAGTGAAGATTTTCAAGATGAGATTAATAATCCATACAATACTCCATATCTTGGTGGTAATGTGGCTTGGAAGATACTATCTACAATTCTTAATAAATTACCTGACATTAATATGAAGAAGGGGTTTCACGATCTATTTTGAGGGGGGAGTGATGTTTCTAGATGATTCCAATATAGATCCTATAGATATTAAGAATGTAGAAAGGTTAATGTGTAAAGGGGATATATCTTCTAGAAGCGATATGGTTTCTAATTTCGAAGTTGAGTGCGCCAAGTATTTAGGTGTAGATGAAACAATAGCCACCAACTCAGGTACATCAGCACTACACGTAGCTTTACTAGCAGCCGGTATAGGAAGAGGTGATGAGGTAATACTCCCAGCCACGACGTTTATAGCCACTGCAAACGCTATTAAATATGTAGGTGCTACACCGGTTTTTGTTGATGTAGACCCTTTGTTGTGGTGTATAGATCCAACTTGTGCAAAAAATGCACTAACTGATAAGACAAAGGCTATAATGTCTGTTGATCTTTACGGCATGCCATGTTGGGATTTGCATAAATTTGTTACTGAGCACGAATTGATTTGGATTTCAGATTCATGCGAAAGCTTGGGGTCTAAAGATATGTGGGGCAACATGCTCCCTGAGATGGCAGATTATGTATGCTATAGTTTCAATGGTAATAAGATAATGACTACCGGTAGCGGTGGTTTGATTACTAGTAAATATAGAGACATGAAATGGGCTAGGGAAATAGTAAACGTAGGGCGTAGTGAGTTTGGTGATTTTGAGAGCTGTGGATACAACTATAAAATGAACGGTATGCAAGCAGCTCTAGGCTTATCACAATTAGAGCGCATGCATGAATTTATAAACAAGAAACGCAAAATACATGAGATATACAGGAACGAACTTGACTCGAAGCTTGATTTTCAGGAAACTTCTCCCGAATACACTCCTAACTACTGGTTTACAGCAGCCACTCACGAATCAAATTTACATATAGTGTTGATGTCTCAGGGGATTCCTTTTAGGAAGGTGTTCTCACCATTGGCATTGATGGATCTGTATTGCGAAGATGAGTTCAACGAACCTAATTTTAAGGTTGGAATAGAGCTATACAATAACGGGGCATGCCTCCCTTCTTCTACATTAAATGAAGAGAAGGATATAATGAAGGTATGTAAGATATTAAAGGGGATTCTTTGACACAAAAAGATACACATATTTGTGTCAGGAATAAAATAAGGGGGAGCTATGAAGTAAGATAAAATATTTATTGAGAATAAAAAACGTATTCAATGTAGTAAGGGGTATAAATATTATAGCGCAGATATAGAAATGTTTGATGATCGTCAAGAATACAATGATGTAGAAGCATCATTAAATCAAAAAGAATATCAATATTATAATATATGCTCAGATCAATGCCATTAATTTTTGAAAAAACAAATATCTACCAATATTGAAAATTTCTTTGGATCATTGAGTAAGGAACAGATCATTTTTTTTCAAAAATATTGGAATGATTATGCTAAATGGAGTGGTAAGATTGATTATAATTAATTGGATTTAAATGTTGAGTTGGCTTTATTAAAGTGCTTATAACGGGGGGGTATCATGGTTAGTAATAAATGTAGTTATTGTGGTGTAAATTTTTATGATTATGGTGGTTTTTGCGATGATAACTGTTTCAGGAAAATGCAATTCGTCACAGACGTTAAAATAAAAAAATTCATAAATACATTGTCTGATTCGCAAAAAAATTTACTATTATATTTATTGAATGAATGGGGTGATTATCAAATTAGAGGGGTTGATTTGAATTGGAATCAACCATCTTGTGATTGTGGCGATGAAGAAGAATTAGTAGATAAATATTCTCAATATAATAGAGATGAAGATATAATAGATCTCGGTATTATAGATGATATGTTAATTGTATCAGAAGCTGTATATTATTTAAGGGAAACACACAAATTACCAGAGCCGTATCAATTAAATGGTAGAAAGAATGGATATGATGATTGGAAGTATTTAAAATATTTCCATGAGAAAGGTATTTATTTTTGTGAAACACAAACATGGACTCCTGCTATTTACAATATGAAAGATTCTTATACGCAAAAAGAATTTAATTATAATAATAAAAAGAATGGCCTACATCCAGTTTCTTTGATTTTGATAAAAAAATAGGGATATGATTCATGAAAGTATTAGTAACGGGTGGGAACGGTACTGTTGGTAGATATGTAGTAGACAGACTTTTATCGGCTCCAGAAGTAGACCGAATAATAGTATTTAATAATAATGAATATAATCAATACCTTATGAAGAACGATTATAAGGGTATTGATAAGATAAGATATTTTTTAGGTGACATACGAAGTCGTGATAGACTGCATATGGCGTTTAGGAATGTTGATATAGTTATTCATGCTGCTGCATTGAAGCAGATAGATACACTAGAGGGAGAACCCCTAGAAGGTATTCACACCAATATAACTGGTTCCGAGAATATAATGCATGCTGCCATAGAAAGGCATGTTAAGAGAGTCCTGCATATAAGTACAGACAAGGCTGTAGATCCTTCTAGCCTCTATGGAGCTTCTAAACTAGTTGCTGATGAGCTTTTTATTAACGCACATAAATATTGCGGCTCCTCCCAAACAAAGTTTGCATCAATAAGGTTTGGTAATATATGGGGATCTAGGGGATCAGTGGTTGAGTATTTCAACAAGCTCAAAGCTGATGGAACTAACACATTCCCAGTCACACACAAAGATATGGTTAGATATTTCATACATCCTCACGAAGTGGCAGAGAGAATCTATGAAGTCATCAACATTATGAAGGGTGGAGAGATATTTGTTCCTGTAATGGAAGAGCGCAAGATAGTGGATGTGGCTAAAGAGATACATCCAGATTGTAAAATAAAGTATGTAGGTTTGAGACCTGGGGAAAAGATTAAGGAGCTTTTAGTTCCAGAGGCTGATAAGATGTATACCAAGAAGGAGGGGAACTTTTGGATAACTCGAAAGTCTATATAATATCTGAGTGCGGAGTTAATCATAACGGCCTTTACGAAGAAGCTGTAGAGCTTATTTATGAATCATATTGTGCCGGTGCTGATGCTGTTAAGTTTCAAGCATGGGGAGAGGGGCATTTTCCAGATATAGAGCATCTAAGATTATCCGATAACGACCTTATAAACTTAAAGTCTTATGCTGAAGGATTGGGGCTAGATTGGTTTTGCACTCCTTTTGATTTCTGGAGCATTGATTTTCTGGCTGAGTTGGGGATGACTACTTGGAAGATACCTAGTGGGAAATTAAATAATGAGGAATATTCAAAGGCTATATTTGATAAGAATCCAGAAATAATAATAGCGTCTACTGGCATGCAACTACAATCTGATATTTTGGATTTTGAATACCGTGTAATGGGTTATGGATATTTTCAAGCCGGAACATTTTTTTTATTAGAGTGTAATACTGAATATCCCACGCCATACGATAATGTTAGATTACCGAACTTCTTAGATGACTATTGTGATTTTGATGGCCTCTCCGACCACACCTCCGGCATAGAAATACCAATAGCAGCAGTAGCTAGGGGTGCCAGGATAATAGAGAAGCATATCACAATGGATAGATATGCTGATGGACCAGATCATAAAGCCAGCATAGAACCAGATCGATTTAAGATAATGGTCACAATGATAAGGAATGTGGAAAAGGCTCTAAAGAACACAGCAAAGGAACCCACAGAAGCAGAGCTAAAAGTAAAGGATAAGATATTGTCTGTTATGGAGTCGAATTAATGTATAAACTTAATATCAAAGATGATGCTATAGATTATATATTAGAACTAGAAGAAGGATCTGATATTGGTGCAGGTATTCCCGATATAAGAAAAAAGATAAAAGACTCAGTTAATAAGCGTAGAAAAAGAGTCAAGCCGATAACTGAGCCAAGATATGACGATGTGTTTTATGAGGGATTGGAATGGTTAGATGGTTTAAGCCACAGTGATTGTTGGGAAACTGACGCTTGTGCTACCTGCTCCAATAATCCCAAAAACAACCCACACGCATCAGGTATATGCCATTGTACATTAGGAAGCCCAAGGATAACATGAAGTCTAACACATTATATATAGAAACTAAGAATTACGTTCTAGACAGAAATGATGGGGAAATAGTATGTCAAGTATGTGATGTGGAAATGATTCATAGTGGTTTCACAGTTCACAGGTATCCAGAAGTTCAAGTATATAAATGTACCCAGTGTGATGGATTGCAGAACGTAGTGAACGGTTAAAGGGGGAGGGGGAGATGAAGTATTGTACAAGATGTGTCACACCAGACACTAGACCACGCTTAACATTTAATGATGATGGTGTTTGTAGTGCGTGTACATGGCACGACGAAAAACAGACCACAATAGACTGGAATGAGCGATGGGATAAACTAGAAGCACTGTGTGATAGATTTAGGGGTAAGGGAGAGTACGATGCAATAGTGCCATGCTCAGGTGGTAAAGATGGTTCCTACGTTGCGTGGATGATGAAACACGAACTAGACATGAACCCCCTGTGCATAACAGTGTTACCTCAGATTCAAACTTGGCTTGGATACCAAAACCTGAAGAATTTCATAGACTCCGGATTTGATCACCAGACTATAGATATACCGGTTGATAAATATAGAGAAATAGCAAAGATGGGTTTCATAGAACAGGGGAGGCCTAAGCTACCATTCGTTACTGGGATATCAACTACCATACTCAATAAGGCTGTCGAATATAATATACCCTTTATAATGTACGGAGAAGAAGGGGAGAAAGAGTATGGTGGTGCTCAGGATGCTAATGAGAAGATAGACAGAGAATATCTTATCAAATATTACTACTCCGGATTTGACCCTAAGAGATACGGGGATCTCTGGACTTTACCCAAACAGAAAGATCTAGACAAACTATATGCTACTCACTGGTCTAAGTTTCAAGATTGGGACCCAGAGCATCATGCTATAATAGCTAAGACCAAATGTAATATGCAGATGATGGTTAGTGGCAGTATAGGAACATTCACTAATTATAGCCAGTTAGATGATGTAATGCAGGATCTGCATGCTTATTTAATGTTTGTCAAGTTTGGATTTGGTAGATGTACATCAGATGTGAGTATAGAAGTCAGGAGAGGGAGGTTAAGTCGTGAAGAAGGTGTCGGATTGGTTAATTTGCTTGATGGGCAATTCCCTGTTGAATATCTCGATTATTATCTGGATTACTTTGGAATGGATGAAGGAGAGTTTTGGGATGTGATAGGTAAGTTTGTGAACAAAGACGTTTTAGTGAAGACTGATAAGCCCGAAAGACCTTATATGCTAAAGAGGGAATGTGTGTAGTGATAATTCAAATATTCAAAGAAGATATCTTAATATATCAAGCTAACGATTGTAGTGGTTTTGCATTTACTGGGTTTGTAATAGGCTCTAACTCTAATCTTTATTCAGTAATTAATGGAGAATTAATAGACCATTTTTATACTGGAGAATTTAGGTCTCTTATTTATTTAGATAAGAATTTTAAATTTAACGGTTGTAGACATGATGATATACACTGATATGAAACCAATAGACAGACTTATATTAATATTAGATACGGTTAGGAGTAGTGTAGCGATAGAGGGTATGGTCGAATCGGCTAAAGAGTGTGAGATAAACATTATCGAATTAAAGAGGATATGTAATTGATATTAGAATTATTGGAAGAAGATGTGGTAATCGCTAGTAAAAACATGCGCTATCATTGTAGGATGCCTCAATATATATCTAAACCCTTCACTACTTATCATATAAAGATAGATGGAATAGTTACAGATTCATTAATAACTACTTCTAAGATATGTTTTGGTGTGTCTGGAAGCAGGTTTGTGATTTACGACGACCCATATTCACTAAAACTAAACCCATGGTTCCAATAATTTTTTTAAAAAACAGAGGAAGAATAAAATAGATGTGCATAGCAATTTATAAACCAGCAGAAAGTGGAATAAACCCAAAAGATTTAAAGAATTTTCACAAATCCAACCCCGATGGATGTGGATTCATGTTCGCAGAGCATGGACTCCTCCATGTAAAAAAGGGGTACATGGATTATAAAGAATTCCATAGAAAATACGATATAACAGTAAAGCACTACCCACTTTCTAATGTGGTTCTACACTTTAGAACTGCCTCAACAAGTGACAAGAACGACGACACTTGCCACCCCTTCTTTGTAAATAAACATCTCGCCTTTGTACACAACGGTAATTTCTTCGAATTCAGTCCTTACTTTAAGAATAATGTGGATGATGGAAGATCAGATACTCAGAAGTTCAATGATGAAATATTAAACAAATTACCAAAAGATTTCCTAGAAATACCAGCTATAATAGACTGCCTTGAAAGATATTGCAAAGACAATATGTCTAAACTTATATTTATGGACCGTTATGGCCATGTTACATTAATCAATGAGGAAGCGGGGGAATGGACTAATGATACGAACTTTCATAGCAACGGTGGTCTTGATGATTATTCTGGGTATGGTTTCTCTGGGGTTTATTACTACAATGATATTGATGTAAGACACAAGGGTGGGCTTCAGAACGTAAGATGCTTCGACAAGAAGACAAGCCAAACGTATGCGCCGTGTGGTGTGTGTGATGGATACTTTAAGAAGCCTATATTGGATAATGGGGTTTGTCCTAGCTGTTTACTTTTTGAGGAGTTGGTAGCCTTTACAGGAAAGGAGCTGAAACGCAAGGTGAAGAAAAAAGCCAAGAAGAAAGTAAAGAAGGTAGATGTGCCTAAACCAGAGAAAATTTAACTATAAGGAAATAAGACATGATAAAAGCACATAATGCAAGAAAATTAGCATTTTCAGTGTCGAATGCCAATATGGACGCAATAGAGACAGCTATAACTAATGCTGCTACAGCCGGTGATTTATCATTAACTGTATCAGCTAATCAATATACAACTCCGGAGAATTTGTCCTTTTTAGAGACAAAGGGATATACTTGGTCTTACAACGAAGGCACGGATGAATATACGGTATCTTGGGGATAATTGCGATTACAGCTAGTAAAGCTATGGCTCAATATTTAGATAATGATAATGTCGAATATTGTTGTGATGAATGTGATGGGGAAGGATGATGCTAGATAATTTAGAGATTTTTCAAGACACTGTGGTAGATTACATTGATTGTTATGGCGAAAAGGGCCTTGGATATATAGAAGAATGCTCCCACGATTGGGGTGTTTTTATATGTCAAGACAATTTAAGAGATCATTTTATATGCCAGTTAGTTGGGCCAAATTCTGCTCCATATTTATATGAAGATGAAATTGATTATAAGTTTTATTTTGAAGCATTGGAAAACGTTGAAGCAATGTTAAAAGATAAATTTTATGATGCAAGAATAATAAACGAAATAGCAAGAAAATACAGAATTAATACGGATTAGCTGATCTGCCATGTGTAGAAACAGTAACGAAGTCGTCTAGAAATAGGCGGCTCTAGCTATTTATGGGGGTAAATATGCGACCAGCAATAAATTATGCTGATATTTTCAGGGGGAGAGTATTAATAATAACTGGTGTAGGAAGATCCGGAACATCTTTAATGGGAAAGATATTAGGGTCTTTTACTAACACGCTTTATCTATATGAGCCAGCTATACTTAAATATGCTCCAATGTATAAAGATTGTGATCTGGAAGGTATCAGGGGAATGATATTTGAAGATTACTTTGCACAACAGATGACATGGAGAAGTATAAATGCTGTAAAGGATAATGAATCTTATTACAGAAATTATTGGTATGGTAATGAGTTAGTTGGAGAATGTAGTTCAGGTGAATATACGAAGATAACCAATAGAGAACAGGTTTTAGATTTTAAGCCAGTTTTCATTATTAAAACAAATGAAGCCCAAACTAATTTACCATTCTTAATGGAGTTATTTCCTAATTGTCATATCATGCATTGTGTGAGGAATGGTAGTGATGTAATACAATCATCATTAGCTAGAGGTTGGTATACTGATGAGTATTTTGACAAGGCTGTAGATTTGATGCAGAGTGGGCCAGGATTTGAGACTCCACATTTTTCTATTTTCGAAAAAGATTTCTATTTAGATAAAAAGAAATACAATCAGATAACAAGATGTGCTCATGTGTGGCGGGTTTTGATGGATGCTTATGAGGAGCATGATCCAGACCATAAATACTGCATGAATTATGAAAGATTTTTAGAATATAAATTAGATATAATGCAGTTCATGAAAGCTAAATATGATTCCGAACCAACGGAATTGACAATAAAACACTTTGACTCTATTAAAATCTCTAAACACGATTTAATAACGCACAAGATTAAGAAACAAGAAAGAGGGAAATTTATAGATACGATGGGGAAATGGGGATATGAAGTCAAGTAATTATTTTAAGAAAATTATGTCATCTATTAAAAAAGCAATCTCATATACACATATGAAGTTATGTGAGTATGCTGGTGATATAATATCATTTTCAGGAATAGTAATTTTGTGTGTAGGCCTATATTTCCTTTGTGGAGGTATAGGCCTTCCGCTTTCTATATTCGGGTTAGAGCTATTCATTTTAGGGATAGCCATAGACCAAAATAAAGGATAACCAACAAAAAAGATGTTCGCAAGAAGATTAGCAGATACTAATACAGAAAAGCGCACACATCCTTCTAATCCAAGTAGTTGGCTTTTAGATGCGGTGGGTTCGAGAACATATACAGGCAAAAATATAAGTGAGGAAGATGCTCTAAGCATAACAGCAGTGTGGTGTGCATGTCAGATTCTGGCAGGAACTATAGGCTCACTACCATTGCCACTTTACGAAAGAATTGATATAGGTAAAGAGCGAGCTGTAGACCATCCATTATATAACTTACTGAAATTAAAGCCGAATTCAGAAATGAGTGCGATTAGTTATAGAGAATCCATGATGTTGCATTTAATGTTATGGGGCAATCATTATTCTGAAATTTCAAGAAACAACGCTAACGTTATAACTGAATTATGGCCACTACTCCCTTATAAAATGTCATGGAAGAGAATAGACGGCAAAATAATATACATATACAACCTCCCAGACGGAACACAAGCTTTACTACCCAAAGAACGAGTATTACATATATCAGGCTTAAGCCCTAACGGATTATTTGGTTATAACATGGTTACTAAGGGTAAAGAAGCTCTTGGTATATCTGCTGCGTTAGAGGAGTATGCGGGAAGGTATTTTAGTAACAATGCGAAACCTCCAGTTGTAATAGAGCATCCAGGTGATTTAGGAAAGGATGCTGCTAATAACTTAAAAACATCTTGGAACGAAGTCAATGCTGGGCTATCTAACAGCCATAGGGTGGCTATACTCGAAGAGGGCATGAAGCTTAAAGAGTTTGGGTCTGATCCAGAGAATTCTCAGGTGTTGCAATCTAGGAAGTTTAGTGTGAATGAAGTTGCTAGGTTGACGAATATGCCTCCGCATATGTTGAAAGACCTCGATAAAGCCACTTTTTCCAATATTGAGGAACAAGGTATAGAGTTCGTTACCTATACGCTACGAACTTGGTTAGTCAGATTAGAGCAAGGGTATTCCCTTCAGCTTTTAAGCGATTCTGAGCGAGATACGTACTTCTGGGAGCATTTAATAGATGGGTTATTGAGAGGTGATACTGAGAAACGTTGGGGCGCATATGATCATGGGTTTAGAAGCGGTGTGTGGTCTCCTAATGATATTAGAGCGATGGAGAATAAAAACAAAGTAAAAGGCGGGGATCAAAGATTTATTGATGGAAATTTATTCCCACTTGAGCATGCAGCCGATGTTATGATAGCTAATAAGGTGACTAAGTTAGATAATATGGCTGGCAATAACGATGATGATCCTGATGACTCTGACGATGATCAGGGTGAGGATGAGAAGAATAGTAAGAGAGAGTTTAGGGGTGATTTTGCTCAGAAGGAAACAGCAGATTTCTATAGCGACATAGAGAGAATAGAGAGGAACTTTCAGCCATTATTAGAAATTGTCGCACAGTTGGTATTAAATAAAGAGGTAAATTCCATAAATCGTGCTGCACAGAAATTTCTTAATACTAGGGGTGGGGCTGATTTTAGGATTTGGATGGAGACATTCTATTCAGAACTTCCAGAATTCATGAGACTTCGCATGCTCCCCACTCAAAAGGTCTTTTTACAGCAGGTGTCTGCTGAGGTTGGGCAGAGGCTAGGTACTCTTAAGGGTTGGACAATGGAACTTGAACAGTGGACCCAATCCTATATGGATGTTTATATCAAGAGACACATAGGAAGTTCCATGGGTCAGTTGGATAAAATACTAAAGGGTGTAGAAAAAGATGTCTACGAAGAAATTACCAAGAGAACAGCACAATGGCAAGCTAAAAGAGCATCCTTAATAGCTAAAGATGAGATGGTGCGCGAAAGTCAAGCCATGGTAAGACACATGGCAGAGCAGGCTGGTGTTAAGAGAATGGTATGGCGTACTGATTCAGACCCATGTCCGTTCTGCGCTCAATTAAATGGTAAGACGGTTAGCATCGACAAGCCCTTTTTCTTGAAAGGGGACCCCTTAACATCTCAACCACCAGAGGGTCAAAAAGAAAGTACCATATATATGAGATCTGACAAGTTTCATCCGCCAATTCATAGCGGGTGCGAATGCCGCATTATACCAATACAATAAAAGCTTGACATTCAATGCATAGGAATATATAGGAAAGAATATAATCAAAGGCCAAAGGTAGTAAAGCGTAAAAAGGAATATCAAAAAGAATACCGCAAAAGGCCGGAAGTAATAGAGCATAAAGAAAACTATGATAAAGAATACTATCAAAGATCTGAATACCGAGAACGTAAAAGGGAGTATCAAAAAGAATATCGACAAAGAACAGACGTGATAGAGCGCATTAAGAAATATAATGAAAACCCAGAGAACAAAGAACGTAGAAAGAAATATGCTAAGGAGTATCGTCAAAGACCAGAGATTAAGGAGCGAGGGAAAGAATATAGGAAGGAGTATCGTCAAAGACTAGAAATAATAGAACGTGATAAGGAATATCGTCAGAGTCCAGAAATTAAAAAACGTAATAGAGAATATGCCCAAAGTACAAAGGGTAAAAAGAACAAAAAAGAATATTACTATAGGCCAGAAGTTGCGAAACGCAGAAGGGAATATAAAGAAGAATACCGTCAAGGTCCAGCTAATTATAATTTATATAAAGAACAACTGTTCTATGATGAATGCAGAAGACACCTTGAAGACAGTGAGATATTACAAGTAAAATGTATTTATTGTAACCAATGGTTTACTCCAAATGTAACGCAAGTAGATAATAGAAGTCAATATTTTAAAGGTAATAGACCCTTCGAAGGCAACTTTTATTGTTCTGAGGGGTGTAAGAAATCATGTCCGATATATAATCAAAGAGTACGTCCTAAAAGTTTCAAGGAGGCAACTTCTCGCGAGGTGCAACCAGCTCTCAGGCAGCTAGTTTTAGCGAGGGATAATTGGGAATGCATAAGGTGCGGCAAGGGAGTTGAAGCCAAGCTTCACTGTCACCACCTAGAAGGCGTGGAAATAAACCCTGTGTTATCAGCCGATTTGGACATGTGCGTCACTTTATGCAAGGATTGTCATCGTAGTGCCCACAGTGAAAAAGGCTGTACCTACAATGACTTCAAGAGGAAGCCTTGCTAATATAAAATAATCAAATAAAATAAAAGGGTTCAATTAAGACCTAGTAAGTCGGTATATTATCGACATGCTGGGTCTTTTTTATTGGAGGGGAGTATGAAATACAAGTTCCAAGATTGCCAAACAGAAGAAGTGAAGAAGATGATGTGTAAAGCTTTCAGAAGTATGGCTGATGATATAGAAAGTGGTAGATATATAATAGATGAATTCGATTATGGATTTGATTTGTTAGAGACAATACACAAAGATAATCGTTCTCGTCGGAAAATGGTCGGCCCTAAATATATCAATATTAAATATCGTGATAAAGAAGCACATAGAAATAGCGATGATATCATTACTTATAATAATGAATATTTGGGCGATTTTAAAAGAAAGAAAGGTTGTTATTTCGCTCTCTTGATGAGAGATGGGGAGAATTGTTGTCATGAAGCAATAGTGTGTTGTAGCGATGATGGGATATTCGAGCATGGCAAAGAGTCAGATTCGTCTCATAAGGTTATTAGTATCAATGAATATCCAGCTTCAGGTGGGATAAGATTGGATAGGGAAGAGAATGATCATATAGATGCCAAGAGAAAAGAGGTTGTAGAGAGGCATCTTAATGGTGGAGAAATAACATCAGATGATATGGACACAATGGGATACAGATACGAGAATATTGATGATTTTCGTGAGTTCCTTAATAGTCTATGTTTAGGTAATCTAAAAACGATGCAGTGAAGAATGTAACCATAATGGAGGGGAGTATGTGTGGGGAATACGGAATTGATATATGGAGAGAGCTTAAAGCTATAAGAGAACTTTTAGAAGGATTCCAAAAAAGAATGGAAGCCCACGATGAAGCAGCTATAGCTATGCAAGAATATGCTTGCAAAAAGGGTGGTGGTGGATTGGAGATTCCTACACCGAAACCCCAGAAGAAACGTGGCAGACCAAAGGGAAGTAAAAATGCCAATACCAAAACCAAAAAAAAATGAAGACAAAGATAAATTCATAGAACGTTGCATGAGCGATGACAAGATGAATACAGAATATACTGATAATAAACAAAGACTCGCTATATGTAATGTGAGTTGGAAAGATAAAAATAAAAAATCAAGAGGAAATATGGCAGTCGATAAAGAGAAGTTTAAAATAGATGGGATTGAGAGAAGATTTACTCCTCAGACAGACGCAGAGATAAGGGTTGCCAAAGATGACAATGATTTACCTGTCATAGAAGGGTATTATGCTAAATTTGGTAAATTATCTGGAGATCTTGGTGGATTCAGAGAGCAAATAGAGAAAGGTTTTTTTAGAGACGCATTGCAAGGTAGCGATGTTATAGATCTATTTAATCATGATCAGAATTATCCTTTAGGTAGAGAATCTGCCCCAGGCCCAGAAGGTAAATTGGAAGTTTGGGAAGATGAAGTTGGTTTGCGATATAAACTAACACCACTCGTTACAAATACTATAAGAGATATGGTACTAATCCCGATAGAAAAGAAAGTCATCAAAGGTAATTCATTCGGATTTAGAACTAATCAAGATGGAGATAGATGGGAAAACGATAAAGATGGTATGCCAATAAGGACATTGAAGCCTGGAGGTTGCTCATCTATATTTGATGGTTCTCAGGTTTTATTTCCTGCTTATCCAGATACTAACCTAGCTCTTAGGTCATTGAGTGTATGGACTAATAGGGATGATGAGACTGTAAAGATCCCAGATGATATCAAAGATGATTCCAAAGCACCTAACAAAAATGTTGACGGAACAGAAGTAACTAATCCAGAAGACGGAACAGAAGTTACTAATCCTAAAGATAAGAAAGACGAAGCAGTAGAAGATAAACAAGAACAGAAAATTAATCTAGATGTGCCAGTCAATCTAAAGTTGAATGTCACAGTAGAACAAGAAAGCAAGGAAGTTAAAATTGAAGACGATACCAAAGTAGAACCTTTGGAAGACGATAGTAAGGATGAAAGCGATCCATCTAACGAGAACGTTGATGGTGATGATAGTAGTAACGATGAAGTAAACGATAACCAACAAGCCTCAGACGAGAACGTCAATGAGGATGAGAATAATAGCGATGATGAGCAGAAGCCATCTGAAGCAGAGATTCTAGCTAAGCAAAGAGACAGAGAAGTTCAACTAAAAAAGAAACATATAACATTAGAGGAGTTTTAATAAAATGCCTATAGATATAAAAGCCGTTTATGATGAGCGTAATAAGGTCGTTAAGATTCAGGAAGATCTGAATAACGTGGCTCTTACAGAGAAGAGAGAACTAACTCCAGAGGAGTTGGAGACTTGGGATAAAGCGAATGTTGATTTTGATTCATTCACAGCCCAGATTGATGATCATAAGAAAACTCAGGCAGCTAGTGAGAAACGTACTGCTGATCTTGAGGCTCGCAAAGAAGAGATGGAGAAAGCTCAGTATACTCCAATCAAACCTACTTCAGGGGACAATGATACTGAAGATAGAAATATAAGTATGGACCATATTCCTGAAAGATACAGGACTGCATTCAGAGCACATCGTATTATGAACAATAATGCTTATGCTACTCAGGAATACAGAGATGCTATGGTTCAGTATTGTAGAGAAGGCATGAATGAATCAGAGATGAGAAACCTTCAGGCTAACAATGATACTCAGGCGGGTTATTTAATAATGCCGGAACAAATGGTATCTAAGATAATTCAGAAAGTAGATGATGAACTATTCATGAAGCAACTAGGTACAGTACATACACTTCCAAAGGCTATGAGTCTTGGTGAAGTTGCTCTTGATAACGATCCTGATGATTTCGTATGGGGAAATGAGACACAAACACCTCCAGATGACACTCAGATGAATTTTGACAAGAGAGAGCTTTATCCTCATCCCCTACATGGTATGATCAAACTTTCTGAGAAATTGCTCAGGATGGGTGCTATAGATGTGGAAGGTAAGGTTATAGAGAGAATGTCCCATAAGGCTGCTGAAGGTGCTGAGAAGGCATTTATGTTAGGTTCAGGAGCAAATAAGCCCCTAGGTATATTCATAGCTAGTGCTGCTGGTCTTAACACTGATAGGGATATTGCAACTGGAAATACTGCTACCCAAATAAAGGCCGATGGTCTTATTAATTGCAAGTACAATGTTAAGGGACAGTATATGAATAGTGGATCTTGGATTTTCCATAGGGATGCTATCAGGGACATAAGAAAACTCAAAGGCAATGATGGTGATTATCTATGGAGAGCAGGTCTAGCTTCAGATCGTCCAGACACTATTCTTGATAGACCATTCTTTATGAGTGAGTATGCTCCTAATACTTTCACTACCGGACAGTATGTTGGAATATTTGGAGACTTCAAATGGTATCACATTGCTGATTCCCTTGATCTTCAGATTAGAAGGTTAGATGAGCGTTATGCCGATACTTATCAGGTGGCTTTTAGGGTACTTCTTGAGACCGACGGGATGGTTGTGTTATCCGAAGCGTTCAGCCGCGTAACATTGGGATAAGTAAAATATGAACGAGTCATTATCTAAAGAACAGTTGAAAAAAGAAAAGAAAAGAATTCAAAATAAGCGTTACTGTGAAGCAAATAAAGATAAATTATCAGCTAAAAGTAAAGAGTATTACCAAGCTAATAAAGAATCTATTAAGCAGAGAGTTAGAGATTATAATATCGACAACTCAGATAAACGTAAAGCTTATCGTGAAGAAAATAAAGATAAGGGAAACGAACAACGTAAAGAGTGGGGACATAAAAATCCCCACAAGCAAAAAGAATATCACCAAAAAGCGAAAGCTAAAAACGATGAATTGAGCAATCAATTATCGGATATTCAATGCGTTGCTCAAGGTTGTGAAAATTTCTTAGATCTTTTTCAAGTGAAATTGGGAACCGTTCATTGTTCTAGAAGCTGCTCAACAGCAGAATTGAATAGAAGAAGAAGGTTTGATATAAAAATACCTGATTGCGACAATCCAGATTGCGATAATAAGTTATCTAGGAGGCAAGCAATACAAGGCAGACGATATTGTTGTAGACAATGTTCCGCTGTTCATAGCAACGGATATATTCAATACAACCCAAAAGCTTGTGAATTCTTTAGATGTTTTGATATTGTACACGGTATAGAAGGAAGACACGCCACTAACGGCGGTGAACATTTCATACCAGAACTTGGATACTGGCTCGACTATTTTAATAAAGATATAAAATTAATAATGGAATGGGATGAGTCTCATCATTTTCTTTCTGACGGGAGTCTTAGAGATAAGGATGTAAAAAGGCAACAAGCCATAGAAAACCATTATAAAGATTTTAAGTTTATAAGAATCAAACAATAACAATAATTTCTTCTTTGGAGGCAAAAAAGATGAATTTTCGTGATAATTGCGTTGTACTACCAGACACCGGTCTGGGTAGCATAGGTGTAACAAGCACTATCTTCTCTGGTGTTATAGACATGAGAGACGCAGAAGGTGCTGTTTATATTTTCAGAGGTTCTACAGATTTCGAGCCTGTTAACAGTAAAACAATGTTTCTTAGGGTTCAGGGATCTACTGACTCTGCTGGAACTTTCGTCAATATGGGATCTACCACAGTAGTAGCCGTAACATCAGGCAACAAGGGTAGAGATACCGCCGAAGGTAAGACTGTATTTCTGGATGTTTACAAACCAGATAAAGAGTACATAAGATTTGCCATTACCAATACGTCTGGTCTTGGTCTGTCTGGTACTGTTATAAAATATGGAGTTCGTAGACCTGGAGCAACAAGTCTATATGATTCTACTCTTATAGATCAGTCTGCACTTCTTGTAGGCCCATCAACCTAGCATTCTAAGGGAGTAGTTGGTTCGGACTGGGAATGCTCGGTCATCCAATTGCTCCCTCCTGGGTTTAACAATTTTTCAATGGAGGTCATACTATGGCTAGTACAGAAGTAGGACACCACAATGGGCGAGTATATAATTCCCAAGATGGAGACTTAATAGTCCCTGATGGTGCGTCAATAGAGCTGGAATCTAGTGGTGTCATAAGAAATAAAAACATAGTTGTTCATACATCAGGTAATGCTACTCTTAGCCCTACCGGTGTGTCAATACTTAACAATACAATCAAACAAGTTTTCTTAATGAAAACTCCAACTGCTGGAGATGTTAAACGAATAGTTAAAATATCTTCAGCTCCTTGTGCTATCAGGTTTTCTACTGGTGCAGTAAATGCATATCCAGTAAGAATTTATAGTGCTAATTCTAGTGCATGCGTTGTAGCAGTATCTACTAACGCAGTTACATCAGCAATTAGTGATAGTTTAACGCTAAATCTTAATGCGCTTAATAGTTCTCAATGGCTATTATCTACTGTAGCTGTACCTACTACGCAGAATTTTGGAGTCAAGTATACTGTTTCAAGTTCAACTTAGTACATGTTGTGGCCCTACTTAATTGTGGGGTCACATTACTTTTAATTTTTTATGGGAGGGGAAACTATCATGGAGAGTAATGTAAGGGATATCGACACAATGACGAAGGTGGAATTGATCCAAGTAGCACAAGACGCATTCAACATAAAGGGTGCCAAGAAACGCACTAAAGCAGATCTCTTAGAGTTGATAAAAAGTAAGATGAACGAAAGAGGTACATCGAAGCCTAAGAGAAGTAACCTTATAGTCGATATACCAAAAGAGGATATCATAGTAAAAGATACTAAGATAGTACAACCAAAGCTATGCATAGGATCTAAGTCCGGAGGAGATGGTCCCATAGTTGGGTCAGAATGGTTGACTGACGATGGTAAGCCTCTTTACAGAGATAAGAATAAGGTAGCAATAGTAGGCTTTGCACCAAGCAGCATGTTTGATGTTAAATACCTCTTTGACCAGGATGATGTAGAAATATGGGGATTGAATCAGCTTTATATAGCTTGGAGACCGAACCAAGAAGATTTCATGAAAAAGGTTACTCGTTGGTTCCAGATACATCACAAACACGATTACGAAGCTGCTGTAGGAAGAGATCACAGCCATCACGCATGGCTAGGGGATAGATTAAGTGAATTTGGTGTAATGTGTTACATGCAACACCTTGTACCTGAGATTCCAATGAGTGTACCATTTCTAGAGGGTAAGGATGGTGCTCCATGTATTAAAGATATGATAACGAGTAGGTACGGTACTTACTTTACTAACTCTATAAGTTGGATGTTAGTAATGGCCATACTTGAGACTGCTTTAGCACGAGAGCATGGCGGTAAAGGTTTTGAGCATATCCATATTTATGGTGTTGACATGGCTCAGGGTGGTTTTGGAATGGGCAACGAATACTCATACCAAAGACCGTCTGTTGAGTACTTTGTAGGTATAGCTCGTGGTATGGGCATAAAAGTTTACGTCCCAGAGAAATGCGATCTACTTAAAGCTATGTGGATGTATCCATTCGAGAGTGATTGCTCCATGAGAGTTAAAATGGACTCCAGGAGGCAAGAGCTTCAGCAGAGAATTAACCAAGCTAGGAGCAGCTTTGAACAAATCAGAAGCGAAGCAGAACATCTTGCTGGAGAAGTTAACAGTCTCACCGGTCTTAAAGGCCAAATGGACCCCAACACTCCTATGTATAAAGATACATGTGCTAGAGTGGATGAGTTGACACAGAATATCAATGGGATGAGATCTGAATGTGAAGGGTTTAAGGAACAAGCAGCACAGTTGCAGGGTGCTCTTGATAATATGAGTTATGTAGAACAATGCTGGATGGGAAATGCTAAGGAAATTCGACCACAGGATGATATAGCAAAGATTCCAGCATCTTAAATTAATAATGTTGCGAATATGAAAAGATATGACAATAGACACGTTAAACAGTAATTTATATTATTTAGGTAGCTCTACAGATGTTAAACCATCGCCAGAATTGGCTGGAGCTACCTTCTGGGAACACGATACCAAAGATACCTATAAATGGACTACTACCGGTTGGGTTCAAGTTGAGGAAGGCCAAGGTATTACAGTAATAGATTATGGAAATAGCTTAACTAAGCAAGGGAAGGCTTTTTCTGGTAACTATTATTGGACTGCTGGTATAGATGAGGCTCAAGATTTTTATTATGTTTCCCCATCTACGGCAGGAATTAGAGCTTATTTTAAAATAGATATAACATCTTTGGCCGAAACTGAATATCAAGTTTGGGCTAATCCAGTAACATCTAGTACTGGAACTAATATACCATTAAGAAATTACGATGGCGATTCTGGAACTACAGCAGCATCTCAATTATTAAAAGATCCTACTATAATTAATACCGGACCGTCCCCCGTTACCTACCAAGAGAGATGGGGTAGTGGTGCTAAAGACGGTGGATCAGCCAAGAATAGAGATGCTAGGATAATAAAAACTGGTTTGAAATTTCTATTAAGGGTTATATCTAGAGCTAATGGTAATTATACAACCCTTGAGTTAAATGTTAAAGAGGAAACACAACCATGAGCAGTCCTAATCATTATAAATTTTATATGAGTACAGGTTTCACTGCTGCTAATAGCTCATTGACTTACGATATATCTGGAGATTTGACAACTCAAGCTGGTAACGGTACTACTATGCTTGCTAATAGTTTAGCTATATATAATTATGGCAACTACGATCTAAATCTTCAATTAAGTATGGATGGTTCTACGTTTGGTGATACCCAAACTTTAAGATCATGTCAAGCTGAAAATTTCTATAATGCTGGTATCAAGAAAGTGAAATTTAATCATACTGGCAATGATACTAAATTCCTAGTAAAAGCTTTGGCTCGTAGTGTTTCAGATATAGATTTTCAACCTGGATGTGTCAATGCCCGTCTTAGAGATAAAAATGGCAACATGGCTGAATTTGACACTGAGGCTTGCGGCGGTGCTGATGAGGGTTATTTTGTTACTGTAGAATTAGAACATCATAAAATACATGAAGGTAAACACTATACATGCCAAGTATACGATGAAGATGTTGATAAAGCCAGTGATAAATATTTATTAGTTAGATCACCTAATTCAACTACTAGAATACATTTCACATTTAATTCCGTGAGTGCTCTAGCTGGAACTATATTCTTTTACGAAGACCCAGCTACATCTTCAACTGGTACACTATTGACAACATACAATAACGATAGAAATAGCACAAGCTTAGCATCCTTAGAGATATTTGAAGATCCTGGAGTTATTTCTGACGGAACCAATATACTAGTGAATATTATGGCGGCAGATGCTAAGAAGAGTGGTGGAGCGACTAAGAGGGGCGATGAATTTATATTGAAACAAAACACAGATTACTTAATAAGGTATGATACCGTTGCAGATAACAATAGAATAACCGTTTGTAATGAATGGTATGAGGTTTAATTATGGGAACACTAGAAGACATGGGCTTTGTAGTAGGAAGCTCTTATTTATATCACGCTGCTGGGACTAGGGGCATAGAATTATACACAAACAAAAATAGCACATCAGTATCCTTTCTTCATTCTGAGAATAGGGGAGGTTGCGCCGAACAAATAACTGTTGGAGATTTCGCATTTCTAGCTAACGGAAGTATGGGCATAATGTCATACACAGTATCACCTGACCAGAAGTTAGTCTATATAGATGGTGATGATCATGGTGTGTATGGTAAGAAGGTCTGGATAGATGCTGGTAATGTATTTCTATCTGACGGTGCAGGATCAGTTTTAGAATATAATGTTGATGGTAGTGGTAATTTTACATGGGTAGCTCCTAGCTCAACTACAGTAGTTCCTGAGCCAACTCCAGAACCGGAACCTATCCCTGAACCTATCCCTGAACCTGAACCTGAGCCTATACCGGAACCAATTCCTGAGCCTACTCCTGAACCTGAGCCAACTCCGGTTAAGGGTAGAGGCAAGGGCAGGGGTAAAAAAAAACTAAAAAAATAAAAAGGGTTAAATAATGTTATATAAAAGAAACATAACCTTTACAATGACTACTGCTGGTACCACTTCTGTGGCCAGAACTGATTATGTAAGTGGTACACTTAGTGGTATTAGGTATGTTCCTACCACTGGATTCGAAGCAACTACTAAGCTGCCTTTCAGTGTAGTGAGGAACCAATCTTCTGCTGGAGTGCGTAAGACTGCTGATTTCTTGGTTTGTCACTTCCTTCCTGGAAGCTCGGAACAATGGTTCTATCCAGCTAGACGCATGCAATCTCCCACATCAGGAGTATCAGTTGGATCTAGTTTGTATATGCCATGGTCATTTGTAAATGAGAGAATAATGATTACAATACCACCTACCACCTCTACTGATAAAGTTGGGTTTGGTGGAAGGTATGAATTTTACATTGATGGTGCAGACGGTATCACAGGCACGACTACTACTTAAATAGTTCCCCCAGTGCTTGCTCTGCCGTTTAGTCAGCACCCCCCCCCCCTCCTTTGCTGGCGAGGTGGGGCAAGCACATTTTTAATATAAAGGTTTTAAAACATGGCAAATTTTTATGTTGCATCATCAGGTGGAAGCAATAGCCCATACAATAATTGGGGCAA